ATGTGCTATTTGTGTGGTCAGATGATTTTGCTAAGCCTTCTCAGCCTTATGAACCCACTGATTTTTCGTGACGATATTTGCATTAAAGCCGTGCTCACGGCGTCCGGTACGCTGCGCGGCGTATCGATTATCCGACTTTCGGATAATGAAAATCTGATAACTATCATCGCGCAACCCTGCAGCCATCTTGAAGAACAGGTTGCTCGTTTTTTATCCCTCACTACTGATGAGCACGCTACGCTGCATCAGTTCCTTGCGCAATTCTGCGAACCAGAATAAGCCGTCATTACGCTTTAATTAATGAAAATGCAATTATTCAGACTTGCTTAAGAAATATCTCAGACCGCACTAAGCGAAAAGTCTGATTTTTTAAATTTACAGATGCACCGGAATAAACAGTAGCTATACTCCCTGTGTCGTAAACAAGAAGCCCGGAGTATTGTATGGAGATTTCAAGCAGAACTGCGGTTTTACTTAACCTGTTCGCCTTTGCTGGTCTACTCCTTTCCTTATCCGTCAGGTTTGGCTGGATCTGAGCCGCCCTGCGTCTCGGGGCCGACAGCAAACCCTCTTGCCAGGCGATGTTCTTCCCGCTATGACGGGTGAGAAAAACCGCAACGCTTACCTTCCGGATAAAAAAAAGCCGCTCTTCGTTAGCGGCTTTTTTATATTTTTTTATTTAGCAGATGCACGGCTCATGGTCTGCGAAAAAAGAATACGCGTTTATTCTGCCCAGTCCGGTTTGTTTAAAATAGGCAGCCGTTCAGCGTGGAAGCGTGTTGATGTGGTAGAAAACTAGGCTACAAGCAATGCATTAGCGCAAGACGAATCGACACCTTCCGAGGTTTTGAGTTGTTTTGCGCTAATTTTTTGCCCCATGCATGCCCCTTGGTATGAGGGAGTTAATCAAGGCATTGGGAACCTCTCCTTAATCTCTTTTACCTTGGCGACCCACGCCGTGTAATCTGGCTTTGAACCGCTTACCGCGGCATCATAGTCGGCCTCTACTTTCAACTGGTCTGATTCAGCCCTGTACGCCGCCAGGCGCTGACTTACCACGCTATCCCTCATTCTTACATGCTCGGCATCAGATACGTCTTTAGCTTTATTGAGTTTCGTCCAGTCGATCACCTTCGACCTCCTTTCTACCAAATGAGTATTCAATGCCATTTTCCATTTGTATTTCCATCTCCACATCTCCCGGCGCGCACGGATATACCAGAGCAGCACTTATGTCCCCATGCTCATCACAGAAAATCCCATCGACGAAAAATACGCTATCTACAGCTGAAAATGGCAGATAGTCACCAGCGCTCATTGGACTGAAATCATAGTCCTCACCATTTATAGTTAACACTGCGTTGTTCGCTTTGATTGATAATATGTCTTCTCTGTGCTGTGGAATTAGCTTTAACTTGAACATTATTTCCAGGTTCCTGTAGCAATTAACGTTAACGGATACAGCGAGGCGAACTGAATTGGTGCGTATATGCGCGCTGCAACACTTGTTGTGCTTAACCCTGAAATTGATGAGCCTGTCATAACCGCGCTGGAACCTGTGCCGCCGGTACTACCCCACGCAGCAGTGGTTACAGAGATTGCAATTTTGGATGTATCGAAAAATGCCGCCGGAAAAACCCAATTATAGGCTAGCCAGTAAAAAGACGTGCTTCCTTCGGTTCGGGCTGAGCTGGTAACATCAATACTTCCACGGTTAAACCAACAAATCATTGACCCATCTGCGAACTTTAAATAATTACCACTGGATGTAGCCCCGGACTCAATGATGGATGAATTATTCCCTACCGAACCTACAGCATCCATGATGGCAGCGCCTTTAAGTCCAAGGTTATTTCTTGCTGCCGATGCGTTACTTGCCCCTGTACCTCCCTGAGCGACCGTGATAGCTGTAGTTAATGCTGACAGGCTTGTAATGTCATTATTTGCACCTTTTTTTGCTTTGTCTGCGAGGGAGGTATTTATGCTGCCCCACGACGGTCCGGTAAAAGTGCTCCCGTCTGGTAAAGTAACTGTCGCATTTCCTGTCGCAGAGAAAACCTGCTGCCAGTTCATCTTGTCATAATTAAGCCCGCGCAACGCTTCTGCTGACTGAGTGGCAAGCGCCGAGGAAATCAGGCTCTGCGCTTCCTGCGGTACAGAAAACCATGCAACACCACTTTGTGTGGGCCCGGTATAATTACTAATAAGTGTCAGTCGAGTGTTGCTAGTAATTGTTTTCACAGGAATGGTATATGCCGTTCCTCCAACATTAAAAACAATGAAATCGCCGACCTTCAGTTCCGTTGTGAATGACGTTCCTGTGCCTGAAATCTCTGCTGATTTATTTGTGAGCGTAAGAGTGCCTGCCGACATGGTATTCTCCTGAAAATATAAATGGCCGAAGCGGTGCTGCTTAATACATGCTTTCAAGCAGTAAAATATTAGTAGAGCTGACAATATCGAATGTAACCGGGTAATCGCTGGTCCAGAAAGTAGCCACGTAGCCGCGGCCAATCCGCACCGAATTTCCGCTTCTGACGATCCCGCAATATTTCGCGTAACACCAGCCGCCCTGAATATCAGACTTAGCGCCATAACGCCCCAGCATAATGAACCGGTTGCCGATGTCCGTTGACGTTTTAGACGCCCGAAAATACGCATTGCTGTACAAAAAAGGGCGGCGCGCTGTAGAGAATGTGCACTGACCCGCCGCATTGAAGAAGTTAAGGCCGGGTCCCGCAACGGGTGCCACACCCGTCGCAAATATCACGATGTCCATGGTGACTGTAGCGTTCACATTTGCGCCGTTACGCTCCAGTGTGGCGATGACTCTGGTGCCATCATATTCAACCGTCACACCATCGGCGCTCCATTTACCAAACACCAGATATGTTCCACGAGTAAAGCCGGTATTCGGCGGTGTCCACGAGCCGGTAAAGGTGACTCGCCCGCGCCATGCGCATTGACCCACAATGCTGCCATTCGTAATAGTGGTAAAATCAGTACTGTCAGAGATAAATAACCCGGTACGCCCGGACTGAGAGGCTGGCATTATCTGCCACATCGTTCCGGGCCAGAGGATGTCGTTGTAGCCTTTGACGCTGTACCATGACGATATAATCATGCTGCCGCCATTCTGAGTGGCTCCGCTAAGGCAACCTACGGTCGGAACAAGACTGGTTCCGCCGTCATAAATTCTGGCAGTTTCGTACGGGGCATAAACCAGGGTCGCGCCAGCCACATAACCCGGCGCGTTATATATATTCCCAGATCCGCCAACTATCCCGCACCAGGAGGGGCAACGAAGCCCCGCTGTGATTTCCATCACCGGACCGCCGTCATTTAAATCAATCAGTAATCCACTGGGCATAATTACCAGCTCCCCAGAACAATGCGGCCACCATTCGCCAGATTTACGGTAACGCCGGCTCCGTCAATAACCACGTTGTTTCCGGGACCTGACATAGAGAAACGCCCTTCGGTTGCAATAATGGTTCCGCGCACTGTAACGGCATTGAACTCAGCATTACCTGCCTTATTGATGAGCCAACCTGATGCTCCTGCCACATAATTATTTGACTGAATGTAATTACCGATTTTAGCATTATCTATGCTCCCATCCTGGATAAAGGTGGAACGCATAAACACCTGTCCATTAACCACAAAGAATGCTGCCTGATAATTACCCGGATCACTTCCGGAATAAATACCAAACTGGTCAGCGGCAAAAACGGTTGTCGACTTATAACTTCCTGCTCCGTCAGGCTCTATACCCATTGCAAAACCAGTATTATATAGCTGATCACCTCGCTTAATGCCGAGATTGAGCGTATAGAATGCCTTGGCTGTTCCATTATCTGTTACAGTTGCGGTTAGCTTTTGGTTAAGCGCTGCCGTAGTTTGTGCATATTGAGCCTGAACCTGAGTAGTTAATTCAGCAAGAGACTTATCAACATCGGCAACCGTGGTTTTAACGATAAGAATATCAGCCCTGACTTCCCCGTACTGCGCCCATTGATGGTCAACAGTTGAGTTGTTGGCGAGAGCATTTTCTAAAATCCCCTCAATATTGGTATCAATACCATTCTGAAGGTTTTCAAATGCGCCAGAATTGCGTATTGCGTCATCGATATAATCCAGCATTCCTGGGATATCAGCAGAGGCCTGTCCTGACGCTTCGACAAAGGGAGAAACACCGAATGCGTTTTTTGTTCTTACGTACATATAGTACGTTGTGTCTGCTTTGAGATTATGAAGCGTCCACTGACTGGAGCGACCCAAAAATTGGGTCTGCTCCTCAATGAGAGAGGGGTCAGTGATGCGATTCTCTCCTGAATACCAAAACTCAAATGTCGTATCAGTTGTTGCTGTTACGCTCATCACCGGCACAATATCAGCCGAAAAAATTCCCGGCGTCCATATAACTGATGTTGGTGCCAGCGGCGCGCCTATCACCAGGCTAACCTGAGTTTCAGCGCCTTTCATGCCGTTCTCATTCCGGCCTCTGACGCCAAGAGTGTAGCTTCCGGCATTCAGCCCGTAGAAGTCATAGCTAAACTTCTCGGTCTGATATTGTGCAACCACTTTTCCCGAATCGTTATAGACATAGAGTTCAAATACCAGTTTTTTGGTAGTCGTGGCCGTCTCCCAGGTGGCCGTAACCTGTACAGTTTCGCTGTTTACGTTAATAACGCGCAGGTTTTCAATATTTGGCACGCGATAGCCGTTCAGCGTGTCGTTCGGCACCTCAAATACTGCGCCGGCATCTACCACAGCTTGTTTGTTCGGATCATGCTGCGAGGCGGTTATGCTATAAACAGAGTTGTTTTCTGTCTCAGCGATACTCAGGATGCGGAAAAGGCGAGTGGAAACCTCCGTAGTTGAGATAGCAAATACAGTCCCGTCCCTCACCCATGCTGGCGTGGTTTTCAGTGTGACGACCGCGCCAGATACCGTTGTGATTTCATATTTCGAGAACTTCCCGTTGCTGCCCATAATGGACATAACATCGCCGGGAGATACCAGGCTGGATAGATTCGCATCTACGGTGATTTTATTCGCTGAGTGCGAAAGGATTCGCCCCCCAAGCCTTGCGCCAGCGTAATCATTATCCATGACCTCAATGATGTCGCCGGGTGTAAATGCGATCGCGTCTCGCGCCATCTGGAACGTCAGTCTGTTGCTCTCACGTTTCGCAGTCTCAAGAATCCACTTCCCCGCTCGCCATGCCTGGCCGCGTGACGTACACCCAAAGGCCTCGATAGTGGTTTCGTTGTAATTGCCTCTGGCGATCATCTCATCATCAGATACGTATTCCTTCACCTGCTCCCAGCCGTTATCCGGGTCGGTCCAGGACACCACGACAGCGTTGTACTTCTCCGATCGCTTAACCGAGCTGCGGCTGAACTTCCCGTCAACCACGTTAGCATTGGTTACGGTGGCGATAGGGTCTTGCGGAGCATCCAGCATAACTGTCAACCGCATACCATCCCAAAGTGCAATCCCTCTGAACATCCCGGCAATTTTGTCGAGAATGTCGCGGGCGCTGGCATGCTCAGTAATGTAGGCGTTCAGAGTCATTCGGGGCTCTTTACCACCGTAGCCATCATCTACAAGCTGATCGCAATACTGAGAAAGGACATACAGCGCGCCGTCATCGACATCAATTGAGCCCGCTCTGCGTGCCAGTCCGAACCGTGTATTCTTTGCCAGTTCACGGAAAAGCCATGCGGGGTTATTGGTCCATGCCTTCTTAAAGCCCCCGAGCCATAAACCGGTATAGGTTCTGGTGATTGGGTTGTAATTATCCGGCACATCAACAATTAGCCCGCGCAGATGATATGTGCGGCTTGGGGTATCTGTGTACTGGTCGCGGTCGATTACAGCGCCAGCAATCGCCGAGAATGGATAGGAAAGGCTATCGTCAGTTATCTCAGTAAAGCTGTTCCAGATAGTGCCGTTAGTTAGCAGGTCACTGGTACTGTCAGGCGTTACACGGCGTACACGGATATCGAATGGTTTGATGTCAGGCGCATCGATGACATGAGCCTCAAGATATTCACCAGAAATCTTGCCGTTAATCGTGACCGTTTTCTGCTGAACCCAGCCTGCCGATGCAGTCCGAGTTTCAAGAACGAGCGTTACTGACGTGTTTTTCTGGTTTCCTTTTGTGTCCTGCTGAACAAGGCCGGTAACGCCAACGTTGAAGCGCACACGCGTCACATCCTGGTCTGTGATAGTTCGCACCAGAGGTGTTGCATACTTAACCTCTGTATTGACGATAGTGGTCGCCTCTATGGCAGAAAAACCATTTATTGGCGCCTGTGTCTCTGAACCAGGACGCCATGCAGCACTCACCCCGTTGATGCTTACATTACCGTTGGCATCTGTAATAGGCGTTTTGTTCAGCATGAAAGAAGAAAGGTGTGACTGGTCTACCGGGCCGTAAATTGGGCCCTCACTAATGAGGTCCAACACACGGTAAAACTGTTTTGATTTGAGGTTATCGTCGAGAAGTTTGGGGGTGCTGGCCTTGCCGCCGCCTGAAGACATAAAGCCACCTTAGCTAATTGATTCTGTCCAGTCCTGGTTGTTCGAAGTGTCGATACCGAGGGATATTACGTTTGAGCCAACCACCATCTCTCCAAGAAGAAGAGGCACCGGCCGGCCCTGACCAACGCGGTTTTCAGCGCTGGTAAAAGAGTTGTTCGTGATGGTGTTATTTTCTGCCGCTTCTGCCGCGTTTTTGGTTTTCATGTTGCGTGACATGTAGATTGAGTATGCAACCGAGGCTGCGGCTATAACGAGCGTAGCCACCAGGGCTACGGTGCCTGTGATAGCGCCTTCTACTACAGGAACGAAAAGCACGGTTGAGCCATCAGGAAGCTTCCTGTCCATGTGCAGGCGGATGGATTCTTCTGTCACATCTTCGCCAGCCATACGGATGCGTATGCGGATTTTCAGGAAATCCTTTTTGAATTCGGGGCTCTGTGCCAACAGAAGACGCAACCCCTGAGCAGGGGTCTCAACATTCATCTCGACCTGGCGGAAATGTCTTCGTAAATGCCCTGCAAATTTAAAGATGAGCACCTTTCGTGTCTCCAGATGGAATGAGTTTGCTTAATGAACGCTGGCCTGTAAGGCTCCCTGCGGCTGAGGTGACCAGCACAGTCATGATGGAGAACCATATTTTCGTGCAGGAGGATCATGGCGTGGCATGGGTCAGCGCCAGGGAAAGGCTGGCGAATAATTACGTCGCCGGGCTCAGCTTCCGACAGTTCCACTCGATGGAAATCATTGGCCTCCATATTTTTGAGATAAAGGTTCTCTTCCCGAAGCCACCATCCCTGCGTCCTCTCAAAATCAGGCAGGTCGATACCGCACAGATGGTACGCATCACGAAAAAGGGTGTAGCAATCCATCACCCCATGCTCGAACTGGCGACCAAGCAAATGCGGTACTGCCCTGAACTTTAGCAACCGGCCATTAGATGCCAGCCACCATGGCAGGTCAGTCAGCACCTGCGTATGACGATCTGCACCTGAGAGGACGGAGAAGCTTTCAGGGTGTGAATGGAATACCGCCGTGATGTCACCTAACTCCTCTGCTACAAGCCAGTCATCGTCGCTTATACGGAAGTGTCGAGCTGGATCAGGGTGTGAGTTACTGCATGGGAAGAACACTGAGTCATCAATGATTAGCCCGCACACCTCGTCACCTGATGTCACGGCATAATCGAGGCACTGCTGAATCAGCTCACCTTCTGTGAGCCTGGGAAGCTGCTTATCGGCATTGGCTCCGGGCGCGGGAATCGAAACCTGCATCCTGTCCTCCTGTGAGAGCATTTATCTTTGGCAGGGTCAGATGTCGGGTTATCCCTTTCGTCTGCAACTGGCGGTCCGTCATATCCACATCCGGTCCCGCGATACTGCCACTGGCATACATCAGCAAGAATGGTTCTGGCCGGGATGATGGCGTTATCGCAATCAATTGGCGTTGCCAGGGTATAGGTGACCTGCTCGGCGGTTTCCTCTGTCATCTCTTCCACGACGTAACGAGAAACCGCCTCCATCGATGGATCTGCATCGGGGTTACCATTTGGAAAATTGACGGCATCGAGATGCTTAACCGGCACCTGGCGGCGGGTAATCACCACCCCGAGCATGTCGTCGAAGTCATGGTTAATGCCGGTTATCAGGCCGGTGATATTTGCAACCGTCATGGTTGGGCGCGCATATGCCCCTTCGTTATTGCTCTGAAAACCTTCAACGGCTATCGGGTATGCAGGGTAGGTGGCCCCCTTCCATACGACATCCCCGTAATATCCATTGGTGCCGGAGTGAAAGCGGATTACATCGCCGCCATAGGGCTGAAGGTTTGCCTCGAAGAGGTCAATGAATGCGCCAACGCCCGCGTCAACGCTTTCGATAATCAGTTCAGCTGGTATATTGCGCACGGAAGGCCCCCATTAAAAAAGCCACCCGAAGGTGGCTACTGTTTGAATATCAGGATGTCGCTGATTTACTGATAAGGATATGTTGAGTATTCAGCCCGTCCATGTTTGAGGCATGGGCGCACATAGCGATGAGGGATGGCTGATTACCTCTGGTTAAGGAAATACGATGGCTCTTGAAGAACATCATTTGAATGTAAGCTGCGAAGCGACTAACTTACAGGAAATAAATAAAGAAATCGGCCAACTCAAGATGGTTATTGGGTTTATTTTAGCCAAATTGCCATCCGAGGAAAGGCAGCAAGTGATCGATGACTTAAACCGATGGGGATTGCCAAATTCTGCGGAAGAATTTGACCAATTTGCAAACCCTCGTCCTCCTCGTTAATTCAATAGTTCCGTTTTTATCAATCGACCACCCAATGTAAACGGGTGGTTTTCCACATTCATTTCCCATAACTATCTCCCGCCTTTCGGCTTATCGTGGTACCTGTTCAAATGTTGCTGTCAGCTCGTAATATCCGCCCGTTTTGACCGTGCTCCATGATCGACAGACGAATAACTTCTGTATCCCGGTATCTGACGGCGTCCAGTAGAATGACTCGACGGCCATTCTTGCTTTAAGGAACGCGTCGATAGCTTTTACCGGATTAGCCCGACAGTTGTCGTCTGCACCCCTGAAGACAAGCGAGTAATTATCCATGAGCGGGTTTATACCTTTAACCTGGCGCTGCTCATAACCGTCGCCAAGCTTGACCACCGCTACATTAGGTGTGCGTTCAATGGTGAACGCCTTTTGTGGTGACCAGGTGAATGTTTGTGGCATTATTTCCCCCGGTTTAGCAGACCATTAGGCCGCTGCTGGTCACGAATGGTATTGAGGCTAACTTGTTTCATCATCTGTGCCATCTTCGACATAGTGGCATCATCTATGCCGCCAGTAGTGTTTATTTCGAAGTTGATGTTCTGAATGATGCTGCTCCCGCCGCCCCCGCCCTTCTGCATATCCCGGTTGCTAATCACCCGACCATTGTCACCCGGTATCATGTACTGGCTTCCGTTATTAGCCTGGTAAATCTCGGGCTTGCCGCCCTCGCCTACCCGGTACATGGAATTTGCCGACACAGGCCCACCATGCTCACGCGCGCCAGCAACAGCCATTCCTTTTGCCGCAAGTAGAGAGCCAGCATATGCCGTCTGACCGACAGCCGCCGCTGATCCATAGGTGGCAATAGATGCGCTCATGGCCGCCGGAGCCCATGCTGATGCAGCTGCCGTTGCTTGTGCCATCGTTGAAGCAAGCGATGCCGCCGCCGCAGCCTGGCCCATGATTTGGCTTTTTACCCACTGGATGCCCATCTCAACCAGGCCGCCAACCACACTTCCGAGGATGGTAGTGCCTATATTGGCGAAGGCTTCCTGAAGGTTTTGGGTGCCGTTAACAAGCCCGGTTATCGCATTGGTTGCTCCGCCCTGAAGCGAGTCGATGGCAGAAGCGGCGAGCTGGTTGATTTCGCTCTGCTGCTGCCATTCCTGCCACATTGCGGCCATTCTTTGTTGGCGATACTGTTCTTCTATAGCGGCGCGAGTTTGCTCTACCTCTGCTATCTTCTGAGGATAAAGCTGAGCATAAGCATTGAGAGATGCCATTTGCTGTTGAAAGGTGTTATCGGCGGCAATAAGTGGTGATGACTGACTCCTAACATTCTGATAGGCCTTCTCTGTATCCTGCCGGTCTTTCTCGGCTTTCTGCTGAGCTTTCAGTGCTGCCGCAGTGTCATATGCCTGAGCTGCATACTCGCCAGCTAAATCTATCTGGGCTTGCGTTGCCGCTTTACCAAGTGATTGCTGAGCGTTAAGAATGGATTGCTCTCTGCTTAGCTCCTGAGTGGAATTGCCAGCAAGCATTGCTTTCTGACGGAGATTTTCGAGCTTCTGAGCGACAGACTCACCTGCTGCTGCCTGTCTTTGTGCGGCTCGCTCCGCTTCCTCCCTCGCCTTTTTCTCCTCTTCAAGGCCATTAACCACTCGGCTTTGCTGGATTAGCTGATCTTTCTGCTCCTGCGTGAGGTCTTGTTGAGAGATGCCGTACTCAACGGCAGCCTGACGCCCTTTGGTTAGCGCAATGCGCTGGGCTTCAAGTTGCTTACTAATATTGTCAAAGTTGGCCTGTTGAGCTTCAGTGCGTAAAGAAGAAAGTTGGTTTTCAAGGTCTTTAACTGCTTGCTCTGCATTGGCGGCGGACGCGCCGGCCAGCGTTAGTTGCTCCCTGAACTCCGAAAGAGCAAGCTTTCCTTCTGACGTGGTGGCGCTCATTTGAGATACAGCCTGTGACAAGCGAGTCACGTTTTCTGGCGAAGGGTTTGCCGCCAGGTCATTGAGCATTTTGATAAGCTCAAATGCAGACTGTCTCGATATTGAGAATTTGTCTGCAAGCATCTCGACAGTATTGGAGATGGTAAGTGTTGTTTGATTGAAAGCAGGTCCTGCTGAGACGGCTTGGCTCATTGCCTGAGAATAGCTGTCAGTCGTTATACTCAACGCCTCAAGCGCGTTACCGGCAGCCTTTACGCTTGCGGCACCGCCGTTGATGCTGCGTAACCAGGATGATTGCTGGTCTACGATGTTACTTATTGCTGATCGAGCCTTTTCTACTTCAGCAGCGTATTTTGCAATCGCAGCATCTCGAAGTTGCGTAGCAAGAGCGGCGTTAGTTACTGCCAACCTTGCGTAATCATTAGAAAGGGCGGCTACCCCCTGGCTATTTATTACAACTATTTTGTTAAGGTCTGTGGCTGCCTTTTCAAGCTTTTCCATCTCATTACCAGCGCTACCCATAGCCGTCATGAGAACGCCAGTTAATACCGATGCCAGCGCAATAAATGCACCTACTACCGCGCCGCCAGGACCGAAAGCCCCGGCAAGTTGAGAACCCTGCTGGCTAAAGGCCACAAGCGCTGACTGCCCACCCTGAACCTGAACTATAAAGTCCTGAATTTGGTAGCCCGCCTGCTGGAATGTGCTCCTGAATTTCCCAGAAGAATTAGATGCCTCGTTAACAGCTTTGGCCGTGCTTGAGAGCTGTGTATCGAGCTTTTTAAAGCTATTAATGTTCTCGTTAACGCTAGATTCAAGATCTGTAAGAGTTCTACTGGCTTGTCTGCCCCCCTGTAACAACGGGGCGACCTCAGCGCTTATCTCATAGACAATGCTGCCAGCATTTTGCTCACCTGCCATCGCTAATCTCCGGGCAACAAAAAACCCGCCGGAGCGGGTTTTTATTTTTTATTAAGGTTTACTGAAGATGTTTTGCATATTCTGATATTTCTTTCGCCGAGTCGCATTGGTATTTAAGCTGCTGATTCATATGCTGGCGAAGTTCTTTGTTGCTTTCGCAGGTGGCATTAAGCGACGCAATGTTGTTAATTGCATAGATAAGGGCTTTAACCGTCTCCTGACACTGGCCTGGATTGGAATTATCAGCGCAGATAACTTCTGGCGAACGCTTTATTTGAATCAGCGCGTCAGACTCTGCAACTGCGTTACAGGCAAATAGCATCAGCATTGCTGCCGCAAAATTAGATTTCATAAACCCTCCGTTACATTTCCTGACATGCTATCAAAAAGCGATCACATATCAACCAACGAGAGGGAATGTTGCGGGGGATTGCATAGCGACTGATACAAAAAAGCCACCCGTAGGTGGCTCTGTTTTAGTTCGCGTTCTCGCAACCGGGCTGGCGACGGTCAATCACCTCAGTTCCTTCAACAATGAAGCCAAACTTGCCGAACAGGAAAGAGTGGTTGAACTGAGTCACAACGACATCAGAAAGCGCAACTGAGCAACGATTCTTCTCAATAGCTCTGTCGATAGCAGTCTTCACATTGGGAATGCCGAGAGGGAAAATTACCACGGGAGCCGAGTCTTCTCCCTGAACGCGAGCACCTTTAACGAAATTGTTTGAATTGAGGTTGTAGTTTTTGGTACTCGCCACGGTCAAATCGGCCACGCGTGAGCTACATCCTGCTAACAACATTACTACTGCGGCTAAAGCCAATGCCTTTTTCATTTTTTATGTTTCCATTGATTGCAATCAGAAACATCTTAACACCATAAGGCCGCATGACTTACCCGCCATTATTGGTAGCAAAAAACCAGCCTGAGTTGGCTACGCCGCTTGCGACAAACGCCTGGCCTTCCTGGCAAGATAATCATCTGCTACTTGATCATACTCTTCGCGAGTAAAACCTTTCTGCTCAGGGTATTTGGTTGCCAGTAGCATCTGAAACTTGGTCATTGTCAGATTCCCGGCTTCCTGCTCGGTCATGCCGAAATGCGCCTGCGCGGCCACGATGTAATCGACGGCGCGAAACTCTGTGCTGGTCTCTCCATTTTCATGCCTTTGGAGCCTGCGCACCTTAGCCTTGCCGATAACACCATGGGTTATTAGTGACTGCGCAATCAGAAGCATGTCAGATTCAGGTAGCGCACCTTTGCGAATTTTGAATGTGCGTCCGTTGCCTTTAGAGGGATGGAATACGCCGGTCAGCGGGCCAGCGTCTTTGTCACAGCAGGCATTCAGAACAACCACTGAAGCGAGAAACGCTTTGCGACCGTAACTGGTGCTTTTAATGTGGCTGATAAGCCATTGCGGAACGTATCCGTAAGCCTCATTAGCTCGATTCACCAGGCTGGTTACTTCATCGTTGTGCAAGTCGTAAAACACCTGCACGATCTCCTCTGGCTCACCAATGCGTGACATGTTCACAAATGAAGGCCGGAAGAAATAATCCTCGCCGTCAACGCTGATGAGGCACTCGCCGATTTCTTTAAGCGGGGTATTCACCGGTAAAGCCTCCACGCTTTTCTTCTCTCGTTTCTAGGAAGACCGTCGAAAGCCTTTTCTACGGGCATCTCGTCGGCATGGTCTACGAGGGAATAGCAAGGGTAAATCACATCCCTTCCCCATGCGTCTCCGAGGGCATAATCTGCCGGCTTTCGCTGGCTCCAGTTCATCAGGATGCGGTTAATTCCGATTGCTGGCAGCGCATAGCAGACGCCGTGAATCAGTCGGTTCAGGGTGATGTAATCTCCCCGGCATTTATCCGCGACGATAAGGCTTTCAGCAATCTGCTGCTGATACTGCGGCGGGCGACCTGTTCCAAGATAGAAACTGATTAGCTCATCAGGGAATCTGGCGCACCATTCAGCCGCGAGTTCTGCAAAACCACCCACCGGCTGGGCATCATCTTCCAGCACGACCACTCGCGCTGACTGGACTGCAGCCCACTTAATAGCTCTCAGGTGATTCCAGTTTGCACCGTGGTCGGCATCATCGATAAAAAGCCGCGCATTAAGGCTCTCAGCAAGCCTGTGAGCCTGCTCAGCGCGTCGGTGATGACCTACCACCGCGAATGTTACTTGTGCTGCCACCATGCTGTTTCCTTGCCGATGCCGTTGGTCTTAAACACCGTGTGCACTTTCGGGCCGGTAATCACTCGGTCACCGAACGATTTCGCCACGATACCGAATGCGATCATGTCACCTACCGCCCTTGCTGCCCCTTCTTTTTTCCAGAAGCGGTCGGACTCAATGCGGTAGTAAAGCCGCACGATGCGGTGAGCAAACTCCATGACATCTTCACGTAACCCGCCAAGCAGTCCGGCGTTCAGCATGGTGTCGCTCGCGTACTGCTTCAGGAATGACTGATACACGCGCTCAGGATGATTTTTGAGGGCCCATTCATCGGAATAGGTCTTTGGCTCAGAGCCGACATAAATCACGCCGGGCTGCATTTCTTCCCATGGCGCGCGAAGCATTTCGACATCGGTTCCATCGGTACACCAGACGAAACGATATTCTGGATGCTCTCGCAGGTGCTGCCATACATGCAGCCAGCGCCGGAAGTAAACATTCATATCAATGACAGGTACGCGTACCGTCGTCTGGCCTGGCGGTGAGTATTCAAACTCGTCAGCGAGAATGACCGCATCGGCACCTTTAATCGATTCTGCCCATCTGGCGACAAGAGACTGCTCTGGCTTCATCCTGGTTCCTCGCTGCGGGTCAGGATGACTGGTCAGCAAGGTTGTGATGACGGCATTGCGCTGTCTGCGGTACGGTGCCCATCCTGTGTAGCCCGTGTCTCGGCGCTCGTTGTGAATCTTTACGTTGTTGCTGACCTGGCGCTCGCGCTCTGGCTTGGGTACTGAGCGCTCTACCGACTCATGCTCATCCAGCGAATAAATCAGCTTCTCAGAGCCGATAACGTCTGCATATGCCCATGAGGTAAGCCCTGCATTATGAATGCGCAGAGCGAGGTCTGAATGCTCGTACATCCCGCGCCCGTAAACCGGGTCGAACCCGCCAACCTTTTCAATCGCGCTCCGGTGGTAATAGAGCATCACGCCGCGCTGCCCGGTGTAGGCGATGTGCTTTTCATCGCGGTACAGGACTGAAAGGTCATTCAGCTTTCTCGGGCCTGCCAGGTCGAGAAACTGATATGCCAGATGAGGCTCAGGAGACTCGATATACGGAATATGCCAGCCATCAGCAATCGGCCATGCGTCATCGTCCCACAGGAATAGGTGTTCGCAACCGGCATCCATCAGGGCTTCAATGCTGGCGTTTTTAGATGCCACGATGCCATGTGATTGCTCATGACGGATGGGTCGTGCAGATTCTGGTGCTACGGCAGCAGGCTCCGAACCATCATCGACAATCACGACCACCGCTCCGGGTGGTAGATGCTTCTGGTGCTGCTCAAGTGCGCGCGCCAGTACGTCGTGGCGGTTATGAGTGGTGATGGCAATACCGATGCCTGATGAGCGCGCCGACGCTGGCTCGTAGGAAATTCCGTTTATCAGAACCTGCATATCTCTGTCTCAGAAAGGGGGCTTGCGCCCCGCAGTGATTTAGCTGGAAGGCTCGGAGGTGTCAGTTACCTGTACGGTGCTGGAGTCACCCACTTTAAACTCGGTGGTGAAGGTCACGATATCGTTGGTGCCGCCGTCAGAGCTGAGGGCGGTGATAACCATGTAGCCCTGAAAGGTAACCGGACCGTACTCCATGCGAACCCAGATACCAGGCTGGCGCTTGGCTTTAAGCTCGGTAGCGAAGTACTTGATGAATCGACCGATGCCATACTGGTCGAGCTTGTCGTTTTTGCGCACCTCACCTTCAAAGCTGATGGTGAAGTCGGAGTTTGTGGTGATGCTCTCGACAAAGCCGCCGCCATCGTCTGCATCGCTGGTCACTGTGTTCGGGCTGAAATCAAACCCTTTTGACGTACCGGCGGCCAGCGCTTTAAATTCCGATTCAAGCGGCACGGTGTCCGGGCAGCCGTCGGCAACTTCAAGCACAATAGCGCCACCGAACAAGCGTTCGTTGCTGGTTGGGCAATTAGCCATGTTACTTCCTCTTTGACGTTTAATTACTCGCCGTAGGTGGCGACGAATTGAAGCCGATAGACAAGGCGTCCCTCGGTTGTAGGAACTGGTGCGGGCATAGCGCCCATATTCTGGAGATAACCGACGCAATCATCGGTCATAGGATTTTGCTGGACGTAATCGACAATCTGCTGCACTCGCTCATCGACAAAAGCATTGCCACCTTTTGCGCCGATAACGTCGACCAGGATGTACTGCTCATTGCCGAGGCCGTTTCGGATATTGCTGCCGCCATTTGGACGAAACACCATGAACCGGTCAGATTCAGTGCCTGAGTCAGTCCACATCAGCAGCTGAACCTTAAAGCCATCCGTCAGGCCAGCATTGATGAAGTAGTTACGCACGCGCGTATGCATTGGCGGATTCATAGTGACAGCTCCTGCTTCATAACCCGGTCGATTTGGTCTCTGGTGTCCTCAAAGCCCTTGGTAAGGAACTCTTTGCGGGCTGTGGCGCGGCGGAAGGTTTGCGGAACATTCGGATCGTGAACGTAAACCGCATAGTTGGCCGAGTAGCCCACCCTGCCGGTTACCTTTGTCCCGTTGGCGTCAATCTCACGGAACTGGCTGTTCAGAAGCGTTGATGTGTCGATTGGGGTGTATAACGCTGCCTGCGCGCCACCGATTAACAGTGCTGACTGCACGGCCCTGACGACCTTGCGACCCTGCACGTCATTAATCAGCGCGTCCAGATTGGCTTTCGCCTGGGCAATGCCGCGTACTTTACCGGCCATATCAGACTCCCGTTATGATGGCGTAGTCGTCGGCGATGCGATCGATGTCGGAATAACGGAGCACCTGCCGAACCTCGTCGGCACCGGCCAGAATCGGGTCGGTCTCGGCAGACTCACCAATCAGGATGTAATCACCGGCATCAGCAAGCGCAAACTCAGTCCAGATTGTGTTCTTGACTACGATTTCTGAGCCGAGGCTACCAATTCTTTCACTCAGGCCGCCTTCGTAGTCACAGAGAATCTGCTCAGGCGCTGCATAACCGAGTGGGTCGCCGTAGTCGTCCTGACCATCAAGCTTGCGCCAGATTGTCGCTGTCGCGGTGTATGACCAGTTAGCCACTGAGCTCATAGGTGGTAATCCTCATACTCCCACGGCTCCTCGTCGGGGTTTTTAGGCTTCTGCTCTTTCTCACACATCAGCAGCCTCCCACGACATCAAAGAAGCCGACGCGACTACCCACATCAATCGGCAGCGATGCCGTGCATCCGCTCTTATCCAGTGACAGGAGCGCGTCACGCATCGAAAGCACATCTCCGGTATAGTCGAAAGACCGCGACGCCCCTGAAGGCGCTGACTGCGATTTAATGCGCTGACTGTATGCCGTTAAGGCCATGAGAGAGACGGCATAGACCTGAATCAGCACGACGTCACATTCGTCGTAGCCAGACGCCTCCAGGCACTTCTCAATACTGCTGAGCTTGCAGAGATATGCGTCGATGATGAAGTCAGGAATGGAGTAACCGAGGGATGACAGCTGCTGTTTAACCTGCGCTGCTGTGATTGGCGTAATAGCCATGGTCACTCCTTATCTTTGGGTTTCCGTCCGCGCTTGGGTGTAGCGACTTCCAGCTGGCGCTCTTCAAGGTACTCGGCCAGACCGGCATTAACCCAGCGTTCGGCGATTGAATCGGCAACCTCTACCTCAGAGCCAATCTCCAGCTTCTGGAAATTGGCACCGGCAAAAAGGTTTGATGAGCTAACTTTTACCAGTGCCATATCGCTTCCTTAGCTGGTCGCTTCGCCGGTGGCGTGAACCACGGAGTAGTGACCGTTGATGTCGGTTTTGACCATCAGGCCCATTGCGCCCCAGGTGCGCCAGATGTAATCGCTGTTGTAGAACGGACGCGGGTCGGCAACGGTGCCGATGGCCTGGCCTACAATCGGAGCAACTACGCCAGCCTGCAGCGGAACAATCAGGATTTCGTTACCCTGCAGTTTCGCGTCTTCTTTGATAGCTGCGATGCCGGTCAGGGTCAGGAGCTCCTGCAGCACGGTGCGGGACTGGAAATTGTCGCTGTAATACTGCTCCCAGTTGGAGATGATTTCAGATGACACATACCAGGTCTGCTGGCCGTACTGGTTGTTTTGCAGCTTGAGAACATCGCGCAGACGGATGGCTTCGGCGCGCATGGCTTTCGGATCGGTGCTGGTCGCCATGTTTACGTTCAGCGTTACCTGAGCGACACGCTCATCGGCGCGGAAACCCTTCCAGGTCAGGCCGTCAAATTGCACATAGTTGCCAGCCGCATCGCGGAAGCCATCCCACATGTAATCAACGTACTTACGCTGAACATCCTCTACAGAACCGCGCTGTGCATCAGCCTGAGACTGAAGTGCTGACGGGCTGTTGAAGATGGGATCGCGCCAGGTGAATTTAAAGCCGGAATCGTGGATCGGAACCATCGTGCCGTCGAATGTGTAGGTACGCGCATCGAGAGCGGCACCAATCTGACCCGACATGGAGGTGTGAGCCCAGCCACGTCCACCGGTGCGAGCGTAGTCGTAACGTGATTGCTCGATACGTACAGAGCGGGACAGCGGCATCAGGTCGTTCAGCAGAGTAAATTGCGTGTTCGGCTCGAACTGCTGCAGCACAGTAGTATCGAAAGCGCGATACAGGCGGCGGATATCGTCTACTGCGTTAACAGCATCAAGACGACCGCTGTCTTCACGGATACCCTGAGCTCGCCCCAGAAAATCGGCGGCTGCCTGTGCAGTAGCGTTACGTTCAGCCTGCAGCGCGCGGAATTGCTCCTGGTTTACTTCCAGGTTGCGAGTCTTTTCGCCAAGTGATGTGGAATATACAAACATTAATCGGTCTCCTTACTTGACCACTACGCGCAGCAGGTCACCTGCAGCTACGGTTGTCGCTGTGTTTTCTTCCACGAACAGGACTGCGGATGCAGTGCCGCCGGAAGTGACGCGACCGTTAGAGATAGCCAGTGCCTGGCCTTTGTTATAAGTGCCCGCCGCAGCGCGGACGTTCAGGAACATGCCGGGCAGCAGTTGAATGCCGACGACAAGCTCGTTAGCCGGAATGACGTCATCGACTCCCATGCAGCGCAGATAGTCATAGTTCGCTACATACAGCACGGCGCTTTCTCCGCCGTTAGTGGATGCGGTGAACTTGCCGTTAGTGAATACGCCGATGGTGCCCGGCTGAGTCGCTGCCGCCGCCCCGCCTTCGCGGTTCAGAAGCGGGTTCGGGAATACGCCGCCCGCGTGAATTACGTGTTTACCATCTTTAGCCATTTTTATTACTCCGGCATCTCAGAGAAGGGTTTATCGGTGGAGTGGTTGAATGCGCCGGACAGGCTGCGTGTGGTAGCGCACTGCGCGTACAGGCCATCCAGAGCTGCGCCGTCGAGCGCGTTAACTGCCATGTCGTCGAGCTTGAACTTGGCTTTGACTGCTTCGCGCTTGGTGGCTTTTTCCTGATCGGCGTTAGCGGTCAGGCCGGATTCGATAGAGCTCAGCTTGTCGGCATACGGCTTAAACCATGCCGGCGCTTCTTCGCTGTTGGTGGCTTTGTCTTTGGCTGCCTTTTCTTCGGCCTCTTTCTTCTCGCGAGCGGCCTTTTCTTCCGGCGTCTCACCTTTAGAAGCTGCTTTCTCAACAGCCATCTGGTTGAACGCATCCAGCAGCTCAGCTTCTGATTTGCCTTCGGTCGGCTTACCAGCGGCTTTCAGCGCATTGATAATCATGTCTTTCATCGGATCTCTTTCTCCGTTGGTTTTAATTTCGTACTCAGGTGGTTTGCGCACGACTTCTACAGGTTCGCCGACGAATTGAGCCTTGCCGTCATCGTCGATGAGGTACTTCTGTTTGAAATATTTATCTGCATCCCGATAAACGAAGGAGTCTGGCCATACGCTTTCCGGCCATACCCAATCATCGTTGTCGCGACCCTCACGGAGCTTGTCGCTAATAGCCCGCTGGATATCGTCGAATGAGAAATTTGATGCGTTTGTGAAGAAGAATTTGGTCTTGTTAAGCAGCCCTTCCCTAGTGCAGTTAGATGCCTGCGCGAGGTCTGCGTTTTCTACGCTCACTTCCTGTTGGGAGTTATCCGCGTTAACGAAGATTCCGACGCCCTCTTCAGGGGTTGCGGCTCCGGGCTCGTCGAGAAGAATGGCTACGTGGTCGAACTGCATGTTGCGGGCGACCCATGAGTAGCTTTTACCCTTCGACTTGCCGCTGTTCTGCTCGCGGCGCAGAAGAAGCCCGGTAGATACGTGAATCGGCTCGGCGTTTGAGTTGGCTTGCAGCTCATCAAGCCGCTGGATAAGGCGTTTACCCTTCTCGCTCGACTGCGCGATGCGCTTGTTGACCTTCATGTCCATAACGACGCGATCGCCGTCTTTGCGGACGTTCTCAGCCCATGCGCCGACGTGAAACTGGTTAACTGCTCGCGGGTTGGTGGCGCTGACGTGCTCGTTGCCAATTTTCGGATGCCCGAAAGGCATCGGGTTGCCTTCGAGCGTTTTAAAGCTCTTGTTAATCTCCTCAGCCGGATATAACCCCCCGTTCATGACAACGTCATCCACGACAGGCACGACGCCACGAATGACGATATGCTCGTCACCGTCGATGGTTTCAGTTGAGATGTTTGAAGAGTTGATGGCGAGGCTTTTTACATGAATACTGTTGAGTCTCATGTTTTACCTTTCTGGGATATAAAAATGAAAAAAGTGATATTTGCTGCTCTGCTCTCCGTTAGCAGCGTATGTAATGCCGGTTTTTTGACGGGGAATGATCTCTATACGAAATATCAGGCGTATACCCGTACCGATAACGGATCCGCCTCAAGCGCCGATTATGAATTAGCTAATGAATATTTGGGTTATGTCGCTGGCGTATGGGACACAATGAGAGACACTTCTATATGCCCTAAGGGAACCGTAACAAGAGGTCAAATATCAGATATTGTTGGTCAGGGGCTGAAGAATAATCCTCAGGATCGGGCAGACCCTGGAGCTAGATTGGTGCTTGGTTATTTAATGAAAGCTTTCCCCTGTTCATAGGGCTCATGGTATCCCACTCCATTTTTGGCGCTCTTTAGATAACTTTTCGGCCAGACCTTCGTTAAATAGGGCTCCGTCATCATTAAGTAACACGGGGATCTGGCTGCAATAGCAGTTGTACCGGTTACCATTCTGCGCGTAGAAGGACTCCACTTCTTCCGTGGTGAAAGTCTTACCGTGTCGCGCAGCGTGCCAAGGGCGTGTCGTCGATTTCAGAGCCGATATCCACAACAGCGCAGTGTTGAGCCCCAGCCTTTCTTTCGACCATTCTGCCTCTGACCACTGAGCCTGCCTTAAAGCTCCTACCTGCTCAGTCTGCGCTATTGTTTTGGCACGACTCATCGAGACGTCCAGGCGCTTGCTAATCAGGCTGGCCGTCTCTCTTGGGTTAACACCGCGCCCTATCGCATCAGCGACGATGTTCGACAGGTCAGCACGGGCAGCATCAGTTATTCCCCGCCATTCGCTGTAAGTGGAGATATAGGCCGCTGCAACCTGGTTTTGATACGCCGGGCTGCTTAGCAACTGCTGAAGCGTCGTTGACTGCTCATAGATAGCCGATTGTGCTGACAGATTGGTGAACGCCTGTAACGTGCCGCGCTGATACTCATCAGAAACGTACTGAAGCGCCCAGAGGTTGTTGCTCCCACCTTCGAGAAGATAATCGTCCAGAATCGTTTCTACGCGAAGCAGCAGGTCAGACAGTTGCTGTGGAGACATGTCATAGATGAAGGTGCCCGCATTCACCTGGTAGAGTGTGTCTGGCTTACTGCCTTCTCTCGCCAGAATGTACCCGTACAGCGAATTGCCACTCCGCTCCCTGCCGACCAGATACGCATCGAGCAACTGCTTCAGCGCCAGTTTTATCTGGTAATAGCGATTTTCGATATCCCGGAACATCCGGTTAACCGGTCGGTAGGACTGAGTGGGGTCGGCTTTATTGCGCGGAATTATCGGGCTGCCCGGTCGTTGTCGGTTGTTCAATTGGGTCACCTGTCAGCGGGTCTGTCGTTGCGGCTCCGGCAGGCTCTTCTGGTTCACTGATTGGCTCAAGCTCACCGACAGCACGGATTTCATTCTCAGTAATCGCTGGGGTGCCGTATGCCTGCTGAGTGTCTTTGGCCACAGCTGCCATCGCCTGCATATTTGCGATTTTCTCTTTCTCACTCGGTGCGAGCAGGTCAGACCATGCGAGCGTCACCTCTCCAGATTTCGGCGGGTCGATGACGCCAATCTGCCAGAAGCGCTCAATGACGCGAGTGATGAAGTCGGACATGAAACCCCAGCGGCGACCATTGCAACGCTTAGCCCAATCAGTTTTGTCCTCATCCGAGGCAAGACGCCCGGTCTGCTGACCAAAGAGAATGGTGAACGGACACTGAATCGTCGCGGCAAACTCGTTAGCTGCTACTGTCCATGTAGGAGTCGGGTCAGCGGCTGCGACTGACAGGACAGACGGCGCGCCAGCCTGCATGACCAGTGCCGAATCCGTACCGCGGTTCATTCTGGAAATCTTGTCATTCAACGCTTCGCCGAGGTCTTTGAAACCTGCCTTCTCTGCCTGCGCTTGAAGGTTTTGCATGTCAGTATCTTTGTCGAACGCGATGCCAAGCTGGCGACTGGCGTTCTTCAGGAACCCTTCAGCGCTACCACCGGACGTTTTCTCGATGTCGAGAAGCTTGTTGTACCCGGCGCGCAACAGTGGAATGCCGGAGAGCATATTCTCATCTTCTGCGCCTTCACACAGGATAATGACGCGGCTCGGGTGAACCTGAACGCTACGCACAGGCCCATATGTTCCGTCATCGCCTACTGGCTGCTCATTGAAGTTGTACATCACGGGCTGGCCGTAGGTTTCCGACATTGTATCTGTGTCGAAATTACCTGGTTTAATCTGCGCTTCCCATGCAGGGATAAGCTTAACAATTGCCTTGAGGCGTTCGGTGCCAAGAGACCTGATGTAGGCATCATTGATTGGCTCTTTCCATTCGCGGCCATCCTTAACCTGAATTAACAGGGCTGAGTAGCGCCCCACGAGATTACGGCGGTCTGCGTCTTTCAGCTTCGCCCAATGGCGCTTGAGAAGCTTCTCAACGGTTCGCTCCCATTCAGTAGTCTCGCCAGACTTATCCTTCTCTTCGCCGTCGATGATGGTCGGGTTGTCCACCCAGCACGAGTCCAGAAGCTTATGCACCGCTGCATGAGCCACCGCATTGCGCTCATAAGCGCGATAGTACTGGTCGAAACCTACCTCACTCGGATATCCGAATTCATCCCACAGCTTGGTGCGCTTGGTGTTGCCGTTCTGTCCGTGGGCGTACAGCATTCGTTGCCGCCCTATCGCATCAGCAAGGGCGTTCACGAGGAATGAAACCTCGCCTTGTTGTTCACTCACTGATGAACTCCTTAGAAGAAGATTGCGCCTTTAGATTTGCGCTTGATGTATCCGTCGAGGCTGTAGCGGATCGCATCCCATGTATGCTCTTCACCGTCAGCGAGTTTAGGCAGTACCTCACCGGTGATGCGGTCTGTTTTGTAAGACCACATGCGAGCCTCACGAGCGACGTTCTTGCATCGTGGATGAATAATGATTTCGTCGAATCCGCGCAGATGGGCGATGCCATCCTCTACGCTGCCCTGCCACTTATCAGCAGCGGAGATATTGAATCCCTGGCGTTTGAGATAGCTGATTGTCTCTGGTCGCGCTGAGTCAGCCTTAATCGGCCATTCACGCGCGCCCGGTACGGTGTCGTAAAGCGCAGGCATGTGGTCAAGTTCAGTCTGTTGCCCGTAAGCCTCGTACTCGATGTACAGCCGATTGTGCAGGATGAAGGAGCGAACCAGTGTGTTAGGGTCTTTCGCGAAACCGAAGTCAGCACCGAAGAACAAACGCCCTGCCTCTTTCCACAGTTCATCAGAGAATTCAGCGACGCGGTATTTGCCAGCCAGCACCTGCTTATCGGAGTTTTCGAGATAAGCTCCTTCCCATACCCATGCATAGGTTGCCGGGTCGAGCCGCTTCTGGTCTTTCCTCCGGACGCCTTCCAGAACAGGCGGGAACCAGGGGTTGTCCATATAGTTCATTTCGACAGTGATGCAGTCGTCGCCCGGCTCTTTCCTGTAGCGCCTGTCCGTCGCGCTGCCATCGCGCTCAGGGTTCCATGTAACCCATATTTCCGAGTCATCCTCGCGTACGGTTGGGTCAAGCTTTTGCCATGCCACCTCGCTGACTGTCTCGGCTTCGTCCACCCAGCACAGAAGAATGCGCGCTTTCGACTTAATGCTGTCGAGGTTATGGCGCAGGCCGCAGAACACATAACTCACTCGCTTATCCAGCGTGCGAATGTACTTCTCACCGATATCGAAGTTAGCAGCAAGCCATGGAACGGCTCTGATGGCCTGCTTCACCTCTTCCATGCTCGACTCTTCCAGCGAGTTCATAAACTCACGGGCGCACAGAATGACGCCTGACTCGCCATTATTGGCAGCCTGATAGGCCTTAACGGCTGTCATTAGTGCAAATGTTCGTGTCTTTGCGCTACCTCGCCCGCCATGTGAGCAGCGATATCGCTTATTCGGCGCTATAAACAGTGGTGCCAGTTTCGCCGGTATCGGTAGCTGTACTGTCTGGCTCATGTGTTGGCTCTACCGGTACGAGTTGAATGGTTGTTGGCTGAGGAGTCATGCTGCCATCGGAAGACTTGTGGTCGATCTCCTGACTGACCTTGTCGCCATACTTCTTAGGGTTCATTCGGGCCAGCGCCCATTTGCGGGTATCAATTCGAAGTCTTGCCTTACCTACTGCGGCAGCCTCTTCAGCTACTGTGTCGGCAATATCGAACATCTCTTCGAAAATAGCGTCGGCGCGCGTCTCCGTGGCTTTCGCGTATTGGTCGCGAAACTCTTCATGCTGAGCAAGCCAACGAAATACAGTAGATTTGTTCGGCATGCCTGGACGCTCACACACCTTGCGCAGGCTTTCACCATCGGCAAGCAGTGAGCAGATGTCAGCAGCCACCTCTGGTAGATAATCAGAAGGGCGGCCAGTTTTTGATTCGGTCGCCATAGTCATTCCTTACGATGTTTGTTCGTCTTTATCCGGCTCGGGAACGTATTTCATCTCCTGCACGTTATCAGGTGCCAGGTATACCCATGAGCCGTCTTCGCGAGCGATGCCGATGAAGCCGTTAATAATCTCGGGCTGAGATCGCTTCATCAGACCTTCATGCGTTTCGCCTGTTTTGGTTTTGACTGTGATGCGGTAGATGTCGGCCATGATTTCCTGCCCGTTATATTTTTCGATTGCCATCATCAGGCGCACTCGCAAATGCGCCTTGTGATGAAAGCCGTTGTGAAAGAGGCTCTCACCTCTTCTTAGGCTGCCTGGTCATTGAGGTCGTGACCTGCCAGCAATGCAGCTACCCACTGAATGCCTCGCGGAGTGAACTTGGCCTGAGTGAATGCATGGCCGTTGTTCTGGTTCTCTCGGTTTTCATGGTGAAGCGGCCGGCATCGAGATGCTGAGCATAGGGCGTCAGTTTTCCGGCCAGGCGATACATAATGCCCTGCTCTATCAGGAACAACCGGAAGTCCGTTTCTTTCACCTTGAGCAGTTTCGCTGCTTCGCGGAAGCCCATAGCTCCGGTTGCCTCGACGTAGTGATCAACAAATTCGACTTTAGGCGCCGCAATAGCGAGCTTGTTTTCCAGCTCCGCTTTCTGCTCTGCGAGGTCTGCTGCGAGACGAAGTGCTTCGGGAAGCGTCTGAGGAATCTGCGGCCCGTGCATCACTTTCAGCTTTGCCAGAACTGAGCGCCTTACAGCCTTTGACTCTCTCATGCCTACCAGCATCATCTGGTCAAAGTCGAGATCGTAATAAGCTGTTTGAGTGTGGTTATTGTTTAACCGGAATTTTTTTCCGGTTCCGTCCAGCTCCAGCTCATCCTCAATTTTTGCCAGAAATTTACGTGGCTCATGAGGGGTTTCGCCGGCTTCGACGCGGGCCGGGTTAATAATGCTATTCAGGAAGTCCAGGCTGCTCATGGACACTTCGCGTTCTACGGAGATCATCTTTTTCATGGCGATTACCTTTTAGAAAGTTGAGCCTGTTCGCACAGAAAAGCCGCCCCGAGATGGTCGCCACCATATACGGCAGTTCTCAGGCTCAGCTTTCTGAAAGACTCGGGAATGTTATGCGCTGCGACGCGCGTTTTACTGCGGACATAAAAAAGCCCCGCATTAGCGAGGCTGATATTGCTTTGTTGCTGATGGTGAATCTTCTTGGGGTTTGTCATGGTCGCAGGCTTCGCGATTCCTCACAGAATGGCTAACCCACTTATGGCTTACCCGTCAGCGCCTAGAATCTCTTAGCCGAGTAGGCACAGCCCATGATCAAGCCCACCGATGACAGGCTTTGTAATAGGGGCAAAAGACACGCTTTCGGCAAGCTAGGCTATTTGTTACTCTATGCGCTAAGAGGAGATAGGTATGCGCACTTATGCAGTAATGGCTTTGATGCTTGTTTTTTTGATGGCTATATTTTCCGTTTTTGTGCCAGTGATAATATTTTTCAAAACAGCGCTTCTCGCGATCCTTGAGTGCTGGTTAAACCATTACAAATACTCTTTAGTACCCGAAGTTTTGAAAGATTATTTCACACTGAATAAGATCCTGCGTCTCGTTGCTGCGGGCGCGTGGTGTGGATTTCTTATTTCCATACCTATTTGCTGGAAATTATGGCGCTCAACTCCTAAATACGACCCGCTCGATAAATACTTCAAATAGTTACCTCTGGCACTGCGTTTTAATGTATTCCTGCAGGGTTCTCAAGGAAGTTTGGTCGCTGATGATCCCGGATCGAATACCGAGAACGTTTCGTCCAGCAACGTCAGAGAGTTCGACGGTGGCATCATTGCCCATGCCGGAGGTGCCGGAGGTTTTGGTTGTGGCTGACACAGGGCAGCTTCCTTTGACGCGCACCCGGCCACCATTATCGAGACGCTTACGCAAAGCATCATTTTCAGCATTCGCATCTGCAAGTTCCTGTGTGTATTTGGCATCGAGCGCTGCAACATCGCGCTGGCGAGTCTGCATGTCTTTGATAGTGTCTTTAGCCAGACTTAATTCACGATTAACTTTGGTTAAAGATGCCTGGGATTCTGTGAGCGCTGACCGGTAATGACTGGCGATGACTATGGCGATCGCCAGTAGCAGAGCCATCACGGCGAAGAGGATGAGCTTCCAGTTAAAGGTCATTTTCGCTTTCCGCCAGGCACATAGAGCGCTCCATCTCCCGCCGGTTCTGCAATCCCTTCCACTTCATACCGCCTGCATAGACCCAGCGGCGCATTTCTTCACATGCTCCTTCCTGGTCGCCCTTGTTGAGCTTGCGAAGAAGTGTCGATTTAGCGAAGGCATCACCGCCTACGTTGAAGACGAAGCTGTAGAGGGATGCGCGCTGGTATTCGTTCAGCGGAACCTTAACCAGCTTGTCTACTGTCGCTTTAGCCGGCTGCAGGTCTTTCCACAAAAGCCGATCGCATTCTTTGTCGGTGTAGGTCTTGCCGCGAATGATGTCGTTGCCAGTGTGGCCGTCGCAGACAGTCCAGACGCCAGCGACATCTTTGTAGGCCTGATACTTCCGGCCCTCTACGCCATCCTTGCCACCAATGAATATCGTGGCGATGACCATCGAGCCTGCACCCGCCGCGGCAATCAGTTTGTTTCTCAGTGAGGACGGGATAGCCATCGTTAGTCCTCCTTTGATAACTGCCCGGCTGAGGAAGGCCATCGCTCGTACGCCTGAATCTGCGCCAGCGTGGTTTTTCGTTTGTAATACCAGTTGATACCGAACGTCAGTAGCGCCACGACAATACCGGCGATAACACCTACTGCGCTCCACTCGTCAGGACTTAGCCGGGTTAGCAACCCATTAGCCACCGTCCCGGCAGATGCGCCATAAGCTGCGCCAGAAGCTAATTTGCTCATATGTGACATCTCACACCTCCGATAGGAAGTGCTGTGGTGTAGTTAGGAAAGGCCAGCGAGGCATCGGATGCGAGGGTTCATCTGTGATTGATTGCCTGTGGCCTAATACGAAAAAGGCCCGCCGAAGCGAGCCATTGAATAGGAATTTATTTAGGTGAAAAGTTGATCTACGCACTACAAATCGAACTATTTCCAGGGCATTATCCAATCCATCGAATGGAGGCGTTATGGATAACGGACAGCTAACTGTTAACCTGAAACTGATAGCATCAGCGCTTAAGCTAACGCGCCATGACCTGGTAGAGATAGTGCGCGAAGGCGGGATGGAAATATCATCCACTCACGCAGACAAGTGGTTGCGAGCCAAAGGAGCGACTAAAATCGCTACCGGTAATTCAGCGGATTACGGTGCTCACATTAATCGTACTGAAACGATAAAAGATGACGAATTCCGCGCGTTCTGCATTGGCCTCAAGCCATGGCTTGATAAGTTAAGCGCAGAAAAGTAGCGTGTAATGTTCCCCACTTAGGTGGGGATTAACCGGCAATACTGTACAGTTAAAATGGACAGTCACCTGGTAGAAATACGTTCCCCGCTTCGGCGGGGATTTTCTTTTGTAGCTCTGCAAAAAAAAGCCCCGAGCGATTAACTCAGGGCTTAATGTTTTTAGCGCTTAACAACGTGCGCAACTTCCACTGTTAGAAATCATATCCGCAGGTTCGGGAAAAGTAAATAGTGCACGATAAATTAATGCACTATTTTCGGTTTTTACCTGGTGACTTCTCGTAACTGTGCGTCAGCCCACGATTCTTCCACCTCAAACTTGATGATAAGGCCGTCGTAGAATGGCTTAACTGACTTCTTCCACGTATCGAGGGAGATGGCGTCAGTAATCTGGCATACCGCCGCAAATGCCTCGGTAGATGGCAAGCGAGGATAGCCAACGCCGCCGCAGCGCCTGCAGTCAGAAACCACAGGAACGCCCTGCTTTTCTGTTTCCTCCTGGTTGATCGCCTTGCCACGACCTTTGCAGTCAGAGCACGCGGTCGAGACCACCCCTTTCCCTTTGCACTTCTGGCACAGCACTTTAACCTGCTCCCTTCTGGCCGCAAGGTTAGGCCGGCCAATGTGCTTCATGGTCACTACTTCCGCATGAATGAAGCCAGCGCCATTGCAGCATTCACACTGCCGGGTACTCCCGGCGTTGCGTGAGTAATCTTCAAAGGCGTAAGTTGCGAGCGCTTGCATTACCTTTGGCTTAATATCACTTTCGAGCTTACGCAAGGCGGCAACCTTATCGCAGCGCTCAATTGCATACAGGGTCAGCAGTTCAATAGCTTTCTCACGGTCATTGCTGCTGACGCCCATTTTCCCCATAAAGGCCGCAAAGCCCATCTGCGCGCGATTCTGCACCATTCCCTGAGCTGCCATGATATCAGTGCCGGTCAATGCGTCTGATGCTGTGGCTCGCGGGGAGTCGTTTATCATGGTTGATTTGGCGAAGTGATACTTCAGTGCGTTTTCCAGGTTCATGCTGCATCACCTCCCTCTGGTTTGTTAATGCCAAGCCGGTTTACCAGCTCCCGACGCATTTCCATCAAACGCTTCTCCGTCTCGTGAACGTTGTTGAGCTGCCACTCGATAGCCTCAAGCATCTCCTTATCCTTCTGGCGCTGCTGAGCTAATGCGATGTTTGTTACCGTCGTCATGCTGGCTCTCCCACCATTGAATCGAGTTGTCGGCGCAGCATCTTGAGTGCACCGTCCGGGAATGGCTGGCGCGCCAGTCCGGTGAATATGCCGTGCACTTTCCGGTCGCTCAGCCGCGGCAGTAAGGCGTTCACCGTCGCGCGGATAGCACCGTTAACCTTGCGCCCGTCTTTCTGCGCCAGCTTTGCGGCCAACTCGACGGTAACCAAAGCATCCAGATATTCCTCGCAGACCTCTCTGCTTATTTCGCTCATGCTGCTTCCTCCCGGCTATTGCGCAGATCTCTAAGCTTCTGCTGATACTCCGCCTTAATCGCTTTGCACTCTTCGATAGTCCAGCGGTGGCGGCTGTGGTTCGATTCGATAGCCTCGACTGCTGCCAGCCCGATGCGTCGGATAAGTTCTGCACGATACGGCACGAGGTTGCCGCTCTTGTGCTGATTGCACACGACGCATTGCTTATGGATATTGCGTTCATCAAAGCGAAGCTGAGGGGCCGCAGCGGTACTACGGTAATGACCCGCATCCCACTGAGCGGACGTGAAAGTTCCGCACGAGATGCATGGCAGGTCGCGGTCTCTTTCTCTGATGAAGGCGTTTACGGCTTGTTGGGCTTGTTTAATCCAGTAACTGCGGGGCTTTAAGGCGAGCTTTCGAATCTTGAGTCTGTCTTTCTGCTGCTGTTCTTCTCTTCGTCGTTTCTTCTCTGCTGCTTTGAGTGCTTTGTCGCGCTCCCTGCTTCGTCGCTCAAGCGCTATCTTTGCGCCGCATTCCGGTCCGCACCACCACTGATTGGCGAATGTCGGGTGGAACCACTCTCTGCACTCTTCGTTTTTACAACGCCGACGATGAGTTTTCATCATCTTCATCCTCCGCCACAAAATGATTCGGGTCTCGATAGTAGATAGCCTGCGCTACGCACTCTTCACAGCAGTGCGTCTCATCCGGCTCCAGTTGCTTGCTGCATCCTGCGCAGAGAGCTCTGGCTATGCTCTGCTGTTCGTATGCCTGGGTTTGGATGGGATTAAGCATGTTTCCTCCTGGCGCGTTGACGCAGCCACCGGACATCAGCCAGGTGGGCCGTATACGCGTATGTTGGGATTTGTGAGGGAGGTAATTCAGGTTTCTTCTTGCGGCGGGGTCGGACGATGAATATGCAGTTTTCCATTACAGCGACTATGCTGCTTTTTCGTTTTCGCATCTCGGCCTCCGACCTGTTCGTTTAGCCCACTCAATCGCCTCCTGAGCGTCCTCGCTCCACCTGACGCCTCTCTCTGCACCGAATGCGTGAATCAGCTCCAGAAGCTCGCTGAATTCGCTAACGCGCATCTTGCTGGTCGACTGCCCGAGAACGACAAAGCCGCCGTTAATGCCAGGTGCCGAACGCTGGCCTTTAAGCGCCGCGGTGAAGATGTGTTTCCAGTCCTCGCTATCCAGCTTCATGCCATGCCATACGACCTGTTCAGACACATCGCGCAGCGTGGCCCAAAGACGCTTGTTCTGCTCTATTGAGCGCGTCTTTTCCTGAATGGTTACGATGAGAGGTCTTTCGGGGTCGGGGTAAAGCTGCTGGATGGTGCGGATGGCGTTTTGCTGGACTAGCGGTGTGCGGATTTCAAACGTTTGTTTCCTCATGGCATTCCTCGTCAAGTTTGAGCTCTTCAATTGCCCATGAAGTTATTCCGTTTTTCTTCAGATATTTGTTCGCTTTGCTGTATGTGGTGAATGCAGCCACTGCTTCCATTTCACCCTCAAAGCCTGGGATGCTTACAACAAAAACCGATGCGCTCATCAATCCCCCTTAACCTTGAGACCGGCGGCGAGGATGGCATCTTCACAGCCTTCAATGCCATCATCCATTCCTGCTGCGTAGTCGCACGTGTAACCGGCATCTAACGCCTCTCTGGTTGTAACTCCATTCGGAAGCTCAATCTCCACCGCCGCGCGGGATGCCTGCCACGCCATCCATGCAAGGTTGATGTCATGGTCGATATATTGCTGATCTTCTACCGCTGTAAGTGCGTACTTAGTCCGGTAAAGATTCATGCCTGTTTCAATTCTTACCCACGCCTCAAACTGCTCTCTGCTCTTATCCACGGCGACCCTCCTGCTTATTGACCCACTCTTCACCTGCGGTCGTAATTTCGAAAAATGTGTCCATGATGTTTTTGCACAGCCCTTTCGCGGCCAGGTCATTCATCACTCGCATCGGCGGCTTGTCGTACTGCACTGTTAGGCTGCGCTTTATAGCAAGCTCCTTCAGCCAGTGGGCTTGATGCTTAGTCGGCTTATCCACGGCGCTTCTCCTCTTTAGCCAATACGAATGCACTGCACAGAAGAATCAGCGCGTCAGTGAACATCAGGCCGTCCTGCTTAACGATAGCCGCGAACATGAAGCACAGGCCTATGAAGGCCAGCATTATTATGCTCATACCCGCATCTCCTGCCGAACAGCGCGCAGCTGCTGATTGATGAACGCAGTCATCGGATTTGAGCATCCGAACTTGCATAACTCATGCGCTGCGACATACAGGAATGAGCCTTGATGTTCGCTGCATTTCTCTGAGTTGTACCGCTCAATACGCCCTGCATCGTGTTCATCGCGGAGAATGCGCTGGACTGCGCCCCTATCTAAGCCGGTACCCTCTGATACCTGTCGAGACGATACGGGGCCATGCTCTGTTACGTATTCGCGGATGCGCTGGCGATTCGTTTTCCCCTCGCTAAGCTCATACAGGCGGCAGCGCGTACCCATGCCGGTGCTTGCAGAGCGAGTCAACACGCCCTCTTTCACAAGGCCGCAGATGACCGTAGCTACTCGCTCGCCCTTGCCGCCCAACTCTTCGACGAGTTGCTTAACGGTGCCTTTCCGGTTCATTTCGAACCAGGTCATTATTTGCAACTTGGTTATCATGATGAGTCTCCACTCAATACCTAGCGCGACTGATTGCCGCCATGGCGATCAGCTGGCTGGTAAAGAGATATCGTTTGGTGAGTGTTTCGATGTCGATGAAGCGAGGAGTGCCGATGTATCTGGCGATGGTGTCTATGTCATCGAGGGTTATTTGCATGGCTCAGGTGCTACCGCGAGCATGTCATTCCATGACGCAGTAACATTGTCTGCGCAGTGAGCTACCACCTGATTCCCGCAATCAAGACACGTTGCCTCCGCAAAAGGATGAATTTGCTTGAGCATTTCCTTTGTTAGCTCAATAGGCACCAGTTTCCATCCCTCCGGCACTACCGACTTAAACGCCAGCGATTCGAAATGCTGCGATGTGGTGTCGGTTTCGGCGCTCAGAGTTACTGCCAGCGCTGTCGTGTCGCGTAGCAGTTGTTCCGCCTGCTGGCTCATTTCGCTTTTGGGCTTATCGGTAGGCGCAGGCGGTGCTGTGCAATCACATTCAATGAGAATTGGCTCTCCCCATGGCTGCACCCCGCCGCTATCGGCTAATCCAGTGTTGCCGCATTTTGGGCAAACGGCTGATTCTTCCTTCTCACGCTCTTTTCGCAGCGCCAGAAGCTCCTCAACGATTAAGGCGCTTTCTTCCCAGGCCTTACTTTCACTGCCATCATGTATTTTTGCCAGAAGGCGATAGCGAACTGACAGTTTTTCTAAAACCTCATTGCTAATAGTGCTCATGATTTCTTCCCTCCGATTTTGTCGATGAGTTCGTTGCGGGCATTTTCCAGCTTGCGGTTGATATCCCGGCGAAGAATGGCGTTCATAACCCGGTCGCGGCGGTAAGCCTTAAGCGGCTTCCGGTGTTTCACCTTCTCGCGCGTCGGCAGGCTTGATGATGACCAGTAGCGCTGATTGCGGGCAGAGAACTCCCTCAGCGCTGCGCTCTGAAGCGCCGCCGTTGTGGTTGCCTTGCTCATGGTTAGTCCTTGTGATGTCAGATTTGAGAAACGTTTTCCTGCTGCCACACCTCGTCATATTCAGACTTTGGCATGTTAGCGACGTAGTTGTATGGGGATGCGCCTTCGACCTGTAGAAACTGGTGAGACTGGTCGTCGAGAAACAGCGGTACGCCACCTTCCCAGCCTTCTCCGTTTCGCTGCTTTTCCAGCATCAGAACAGATGCCGGCGCGGCTAACAGTTGCTGGTCTTTATCGTTGAGTTGCTCACCTGCCTGGACGCGCTGTAGTGCCCTCTCCCGGCCTTTGTTGCGCCAGATGATAAACAGGTTGTCCGTGAGGTCGGTGATGGCACCAGAGCCTTTCACATCCATTTTGCCGGTGGGCTTTTCCTCACTGTCTCCTTTGCGGGAGTGAGTAACGAGGATGATGTGAGAGTTGGTCTTGTTCTTGAAGTCGCACAGCGCGTCGACAAACGCCTTCTGTCCGTTGTAATCGTCATCGCCGATGCCGCACTTCATGAGGCTGTCGATGATGAAAAGCCGGATTCCATATCGGCGGCGGGCATAGGTGAATATCTCAATCAGGCGTTCAGCTTTTGCCGTTCCAGTCAGGCCGAATAACCATAACCGGTCATCGTAGAAGTTGAATGCCGACTCAATCTCCAGAACCGGAGGCATCTTGCAGCATGTGGCCTGGCGGGTTAGGCGCTTAAGCAGTATGCCTGGCTTAAGCTCCAGCGAAGCCACGCATGTCTTGACGCCCTGTCTCATGGCTTCCAGAGCCATATGACCGACAACTTCCGTTTTCCCATGTCCGTTAACGCCGTTGACAAGCGTCAACTCGGCTTCGCGAAACTGGAAGTTATAGGCCAGAGATTCCCATGGCGGGTTAAACAGGTATTGCTGCTTACCGTAGAAGGCGTTGATGGTGTCCTGGTAAAACTCACGCGCGCTGTAGAGCTCTTCCGGGTCGAAGAATGCGGCACCGCCAAGACACTGCCAGATTTCATCTTCGGAGATGCCGTCCATCAGGCACTCGTTAATATCCTTGCGTGGTAGCCTGACCATCCGGCAGCGATGCTCACCGAGACGGCTGGCTATCTCTCTGGCGGCTTCCTGTCCTACTTCGTCGTTGTCCATCGATATCCAGATTTCTTCGAAGCGATCAAGGTTGTGAAACTCAAACTCAATCCATTGCTGCTTAGCCCCCTTGCCGCCGCCGAACGGTACTGACAGTGCGTTTATGCCGTACTGTGAGTAGCTCATGCAGTCGATTTCACCTTCGCACAGAACAACCGACCGCACTTTGCTGTCCAGCGCCTGCCAGCCAAAAAGACAGGGCTCACAGTCACCTTCGGCCATGATGACCTTCTTGCCATTCGGTCGTTCGGTGCTGATGCGTTTGACCTGAATCAGCTCACCATCGCGCTTGTATGGGAATACCAGAGCGTCCAGCTCCCTCTCGCCGTTCCACACCTTGCCACTGACGACTTCAAACGCTTTCGCCGTTTCTGGAGAGATGCCACGTGATTTGAGGTATTCGATGTGATGCTCGGTTTTGTTGCAGTATCGGGCGACTTTCTTTCGGTCAGGACGGGAGAATTTCTTTTCGCGCTTTGCGTCGAAGTGGTGGTCGTCATCGCGGATGCCGAGAAACGCTTTGGCCTCCTGCATCGCCTGATGGAGGCTGATGCCACGACACGCCATCCACAGGTCAAGCATGTCACCGCCATCGCCTTCAGCGAAGTCAGCCCATTTCTTTTTGCCGTTGAGGTTTACTTTCAGGCTGGAGCCTTTTTCACCGTGGACATTGCCCGCAACCCACTCATGACCGTCTTTCTTGCCGTTCGGCAACAGGTGCGGCGCTACCCTGTCTACCTGCGACCACAGCAGGTCACTCAGTTCGCTTGGTTTCATTAAGCTGACCTCAGATCCAGACGGTTAAACCAGAATTCAACGAATGCAGGACTTAGCCAGCCATGGTTATAGCCAGCGATGAGTAACGCTTTGATTCTGGATTTCATGACTCACCTGTCGAAGAATACATAACCGGTTTTCGACACGGTGATGGCGGAAGATGATTTTGCCTGTGGGGTTTCAGGAATCGGCTTGTCGTCGTTCCAGCGCTGGCCGTTCAGGTATGTCGCAGGGTGAAGCCGGTCAAAGCCAAACTGAACGCCAGCCCGGCACCGGATATCTGCTGCCAGCATCCTCGCAAACTCTTCGGGTGATCCGTGCGTTTCCTTCCGCCACAACGTGAACTGAGTTCGGAAAGCTGAGGCTGCGTTTTTCTTCCCGGTCTTACGCATACCTGCACACCAGAAAATATTCTCGAAAGCCTTGTCCGTTTCTTCGTGCCGGGAAGGTGCTTTTTCCTGCTTCGCCTGAACCTGTTCAGGCATAGTGTTTTTATATTGTCTTTCTTTCTTTTGAATAGTGTCTTTTGTGTCCCCCTGTTTTGAGGGATACGACTCCCTCAATTTGAGGGATGTTTTATCCCCTGTTTTGAGGGATATTCCCTCGTTTTGAGGGATGCACCATTCGTCGATGTTTTTGTTGGGGCCAAACATACCGCCCTGCTGCTTGATGAGACCCATTCTTACCAGTTCAAGCTTCGCTTCGTTGCAACGCTTAACGGGTAATTTGGCGATCTCCGATATCTGAGAATCACTGATTCTGTCCATGGGCTTATTCCACCCATAAGTTTTTCTCAGAATAGCCAGGAGGACTTTGAATTGACGCTTGGTAAGGTCAGCTCCGGCGTAGGCTTCAAGAAGCATGTTGGACAGCTTGGCATAGCCATCTTCCAGCTCTGCCACTTTTCTCTCCACCGGGGCTTTTACCGCCCCGAAATCTGCGTATGCGACGTTGCTCATTCGGGTTTCTCCAGTCTACGTTTACTGACTTCAAGCGCCTGTTTCAGCTTCTCAGCAGCTTCCCGGCTAAACGTTCGGATAAACCTTTCACGAGCTACATTTTTGTGTACTTCGTCCTGGATAAATCGTTGCTTAACCATTAGAATGTCTCCTGTACTGTTGTTGGCGTAACACAGTTGCTCAGGCCCTAAACGAGTTGCAGCTCGTTTGGGGCTTTTCATTTTTGAGTATCTTCGCTACCTGCTCAGCAAGGCGGGCCATCTCGTCATCCACGACACCCCATTCCAGCACTGCAAGTAACATCGAGAACTTCGGTATCCAGTCGCGTTTCCACCGACTGATTTGCGCCTTATCGACACCGACAGCTGCGGCTGTTTTCTCTGTGCCAATCATTGCGATCTTGTTAAGCAAGGCGCTCTCAATGCGTAACGCCTCGTTGCGTTTATTTGCGTGTTCCATCAATTAATCTTCCTTTGTGGTTTAGATAGATACGTGCGCAGACCGTGGGGTCTGCCACTTGGTTTTTGCTTACCCGGTTAGAGGTGAGCGGCCAGAACTGTTAAAGAGCGGGTACTGCTTAGGCGGCCCTGGAGCCGCGTTTCTTGCCGTACAGTAACCAGAGCGGGTCGCACTGGAGAGCTGCGGCAAGCTCAAACAGGAAGCGCGGACGTTGCGTAGAACCTGCTTCAATTTGCTGTATTGATTGCTGCTTCATCCCAGCTTTCTCAGCTAATTGCGCCTGTGTCAGATTCAACTCCATGCGCTTCTGTTTGAGGCGTTCGGAAATTGTATTCATTACTCACCTCCACAGTTTTATCTGTATTGTCTAACAGTTACTTCTGTTTGTCAAATACAGCTTTAACTGTGACGATGTGAGGAAATGGAGAGGAAGCTATGAGCCTTGCAGAACGGGTAAAACAAAGAAGAATTGAGCTGGGTTTGACTCAAACTGAAGCAGCAGAAAAAGCTGGAATCAGGCAGCAGTCTTGGGCGAGTATTGAAGAAGGAAAGACATTAAAGCCCCGGAACATTGTTGGTATTGCTGAATCTCTTCGCTGTGACCCGTCATGGCTGGTTAATGGTGGCAACTTCCAGCCTGTTAGCGAGGTGAACACAAGGAGGATTCCATTGATCAGCTATGTACAAGCTGGCGAAATGGCAACTAAAGGCCCAATAGAGGCCCTTGATGGCTCATGCGAGTACGTCATGACTGACATGGACTGGTCGCAATACACTTTTGCTCTAAAGATTGTTGGCGATTCTATGGAGCCTGATTTTAAGGCTGGTGATGTGATAATCGTGGACCCGGAAATCGAACCAGCGCCTGGGGAGTTTGTGGTTGCGAAAAATGGCGAACACGAAGCCACATTCAAGAAATACCGCCCAACCACTCTTGCAGAAGATGGCAGGCAGCACTTTGAATTGATACCGCTTAACGACGATTATCCTGTAATGCGAAGCATTGATCGCCACATCCAGATTATAGGGACGATGGTTGAGCACCGGATTTATCGCCGGAAGAGATAGTCAGCATCATAGTTAAGGTAGTTAAGGCCAGTGGCCTGAAGAGACGTTTGGGTGACAGGGCGGAAACTGCCGGATCATCGGCGTGGCGATCGAGACGAAGATGCGGCTGGTTTAGTGGGATGGCATTTTTGGCTAAAGATTAATTTTTAAATCACACGCAATAATTTACTTGTCAAAGTTAATGTTTTTATAAAAACCGCCGATAAGTGTATTGCGTCCGTAAATTTACACTCACAAAGTGCTGTGGCACTTGCTGCTATGGAAATTTTGCGTAAACTGCATACACTCAACTTAATGTTGAAACAACCGCAAAGAGGATGAACTATGAAAAAGACTACCGTGCGCTTCCTGCGTGCTATGGGTTCTATTTTCGACCTCAGTCCAGCCTCAGACTATAGCAAGTATCGCAACCTACCTTCTGATGCTGAACTCATTGAAGGTGACTGGAGAGCTGTGGGTGACTACATAAGGGAGTCAATGCATACACATGTCTCGCAAAAGGCGTCACCAACAAGTAAGCACAAAAGAACGGCAGCACACCCTTCCTAATCAGCCTGTATTCCTTGATGGCGGGGGAAGAGGGAAGACTGAACTTCTTGTTAATGAGGTTCTCAAAAATCCTCAGGTACTGGAGAAGATAGCTCGAAGGCCGGAAGGCGTGGGCATGATGATGCAGATACAGACAAAAACACGGTCTGGCCCCATCCCTGAAGCTGAAGAACTTGCCAAATACGAGGGGATTTACCCTGGTCTTGCCAAAGAAATCGTGGGAATGGCAAAAGATTCTCAAGCGTACAGGCAAGAACAAGGAAGGAAATCCCTTTCGGGAGACATTTGGAGAGACAGGCTGGCTCAAATCCTTGCGTTTGGAACTGTGATCATCGTGTCTCTAGTGGCATGTTATCTGATATCTAAAGAAGCTTATGGTAGCGCAACTACCTTGCTTTGCACTGTTTTGGCTTCTGGTGTAGGCGTTTTCTTTATGGGTCGAAATGAAAAAACATCCAACACTGAAGAAAGCAAGGGTCCAGCTAAAAAGTAAATTTCACCCGGCCACCGCGCCGGGTTTTTTATTGCCTATTCAGCCCACCCCTCGGCATCTCGCTTAGCCTGAAGCTCTTTTACCCTACTCATATCCTTTCGCTTCTTCATAATCGTTATTAGCTGTCGGTATCCGTGGTGAGCTGGAACAAAGAACTCCTGCCCAGGGAAATCGCTTTCCCACTTTTGTTTCAAAGCCTTAAAAGCCAGCGGCGCGAATGCTACTGACTGTTCGCACAGTTGTATCGCTCTTTCAAGATGATCGCCCTCAGCCCTCAGCTTGTAATGCGCCTTAATCTGCTCTTGCAATTCAAAATGCACCTGCACCTTCTGGTCTGCCGACAGCCAACGTAGTTTTTCTAACCACTCATTGATATCCATAACATGCTGAACCTTTGAGACCTGAGTGAGTTAATTCTACACAACCAGTACGAGCATGAAACCTCAGCAAATTTTTTTACCTTCAAAAACAACCACATCTGTTTCAATCCACAAATTTTACAGTTTTATCTGTTGACGATATTACAGTTTTATCTGTATCTTTAGTCCAACAGCAGGACGCTGGTAGCCAAACGGAACAGATTGGCATCGCTCTTTAACATCGATGAACTCTCAACCTAACCGTTGAGACCAGAACCCAGGTGGTTTTGGAGATGGCGCGAATTGCAGCTCGCAGAAGCAACCAGAAGATAAGCATCTGACGCGCCATGTACCTAAACCACTTAACCGGAGGTCAGCATGGCAACCATCATCTGGAAAGAAGCAAAAGGCACTGCCAAGAGCCGCTATAAAGCGCGAAGGGCCGCCAAGATTGAACAGGCACAGCAAGACGCTTCTCTTGCTCGCCGAATCGAACAGAAGCTATCTGGTTGCGTCAGAGCAGACCGAGCCACTTCGCTCGTAGCTCTCCGCGACAAGAAACCGGAAGTAACCGAACGCAAGCGTAACCCGGCATACAAGAAGCCGGTTAACCACCCTACCCACTTGATTAACGCGCACCAGAAAATGCGCGGCAAATCGATTCCTGCTTATTACGACTGAGGTGACATGTGAACGAACAAGCTAACAAGATACTCGTAGACCTGCTGCAAAAAGCCAGCAATGGCATTGATGCAGCGGTTTCGTTTAGTCAGGCGCAGATTCCTGATGTGATAAACCAATTGTTGCTCTGGAAAGCAGCCAGTAGTTTCTTAATCTTCTTCATAGGGTTATGCCTTATTTGTTTTGGCCCTAAATTCATAGCCCGTTATTACAAGAGAGCCAAATCATGGCACGAGAATGCTGTTAAAAAGGCTCAAGATGACTTTGAGCAGGGCAAGGCATGGACTAGATACAGTCCCGGAAGCAGTGTCACTAGCGTTTCTTTTGATTCAATTACCGGATCGGGATGGGCGATTACACTCGTGGCTGGATTGTCTTCTATTGTTCTTTTTGTCATTTCCCTTGCTGCCGTTACTGAGCTTGACTGGCTGAAAATTTGGCTGGCTCCCAAGCTTTACCTTATCGAATACGCAGCGTCACTGGTCAAATAATCATAGGCCGCATAGTCGGCCTTTATTTTTGGGCAAGCCACTTATCTGAGGTGAGATATGAGCGAATGGATCAAATGTAGCGACCGGATGCCGGAAATCGGCCTGAGAGTTTTGGTAGCAACCGAAGGACGATCGGTTAATTGTGCCTCATACCGCCAATGGGAGAGCGCAAAAACAGAAAAAGGCCGGGCACCACGATTCGAAGATTATAGAGGGATTGTATACGGAGTTACGCACTGGATGCCACTCCCTGCCCCGCCCGCTGAATAGCAGCCGATAGCCGATCCGACAGGTCGGTTATCTGATGCAATCAGCATCATCCCCTGAAGTTGTTTGCCCTCTCCGGAGGGCTTTTTTTCGCCTGCATATCAACAAGGCTGCTTATTAGCGCGGCCTTTTCGCTATGCCAATTAACCAAGGATAACACCATGCAACAGTTCGCTTTTGCAGGGTGGCCTGTTGTGGGCTGCTCTGAATCCCTTCTCGATCGCATCACCCGCAAGTTACGCACTGGCTGGAAAAAGCTGGCCGATATCCTCTCTCAACCCGGAGTACCGAACCATGACTATTGTCCCTGTTAACGGAACCATTCTGGTTCAGCAAGGTAACCGCGAGTTCAACAAGCTCTATGAAGCCGCATTCCCGGATACGGATGACGGACGCCACTCAGCCTATAGGTGGGCGTGGGAAATTGCGATGGGATGGAATGACATTCAGGACGACGACTGGAATAAAAAACATGCTGCATGAACTGGAAGACGACGACTTTATCGCGCTCATCTCTCCTGAAATTGAAGAAGAGGTTGAGCAGCAAATTAACCTGGCGGCTGAGCGCATGAATCAGCCAATTACGTGGCAAGAGTTCGCGGGGAATTACTCATGACAGAGAAGCTTGTTTATCAGGCAATCAGCGCAGTAGCCAAGGAAATGGCGGCTACCGGCATCAGCAAGGACAGGACGAACACGCAGCAAAACTTCAAGTTTCGCGGCATCGACCAGGTTTATAACGCACTGGCGCCGGCGCTGGTTAATCACGGACTCCTCATCCTCCCCCGCATCACTGAGCGCACCGTAACCGAGCGCACGACTCCAAAAGGCACTGTCCTGTTCTATGTGGTGGTTAAAGCAGAGTTCGACTTTGTGAGCACAAAGGACGGCAGCGTTCACACGGTTGTGACCTACGGCGAAGCGATGGATAGCGGCGACAAGGCAACGAACAAGGCCATGTCGATTGCCTACAAATACGCAGCGTTTCAGGCGTTCTGCATTCCGACAGAAGAGACGGCAATTGACGCGGATGCGGAAGTTCATCACATCCAGCCTGCTGATGCTGACACCATTCTGGCCGAGTTCACGCAGTATGCAGGCACCGAGAACGACGCCAAGAAATTGCAGGAGCAGTACGCATCAACATGGACGCGCCTTAACGGGTTCCCTGAGCACCAGGCGAAGTGCAAAGACGTAACCGGCATCCGAATCAAAGAACTGAAACAGGCGGCATAAATGGCGAGCAAAGGCGTAAACAAAGTAATTCTGGTCGGCAACCTCGGGCAAGACCCTGAGGTTCGCTACATGCCGAACGGCGGGGCCGTGGCGAACCTGCGCCTGGCGACGTCCGAATCCTGGCGCGATAAGCAGACCGGTGAGATGAAAGAAGTAACCGAATGGCACAGCGTTGTGCTGTACGGCAAGCTGGCGGAAGTGGCGGGCGAATACCTGTGCAAAGGCTCGCAGATCTACATTGAAGGACAACTGCGCACCCGTAAGTGGCAGGACCAGAGCGGTCAGGATCGCTACTCTACCGAGGTGGTGGTTAACGTCGGCGGAACCATGCAGATGCTAGGCGGAAAGCAGCAGTCAGACCAGCCGAAACAGCAATCCCAGACAACAAAACAAAAACCGCCATCGCAGCAGTCTTCAGTCCCACCTATGGACTTTGATGATGACATACCTTTCGCTCCTGCGACATTACCATTTCCTCGCCACACCATTCACGCTATTTAAGGATGAATATGAACCACTTAATGCTTGACCTAGAAACTATGGGTAATGGCCCATACGCGCCTGTTATCTCCATCGGCGCAACGTTCTTCGAACCAACGACAGGCGATATTGGAGAAGACTTCTCAGTTAACGTGTCGCTTGAATCATCAATGCGATACCGAGCCAGACCGGACGCATCAACAATCCTGTGGTGGATGGAACAAAGTGCTGATGCGCGTCAGTCGTTAACAACTGAAACGGCATCCCTTCCTGATTCCTTGACATGGCTCAGCGAATTCATCAGCAAGCATGCAAACCCTCGTTTTGTTCAGGTTTGGGGGAATGGAGCTTCATTCGACTGCGTAATTCTGCGCAATAGCTACGCGCTGGCGGGAATAGATGCCCCTTGGCAATGGTGGAATGATCGTGATGTAAGGACTGTCGTCGAGATTGGGAAGGCCCTAGGATTTGACCCTAAGCGCGACATGCCATTCGAGGGTACTCGTCACAACGCATTAGACGATGCAATTCATCAGGCCAAATACGTTTCTGCTATCTGGAAGAAACTAATCAATTAACAAATCCTGAGAAAAAAATGCCATCACCTCTTCCTTGGGCGGGATACGCACGCCCACCAAAACGCTCCGGCACCAAGGAAGAGGTGCTGGCGCGCATCAAAGCACATCTGCAAGAGACCATAGGGAAGCAGTACGAAACCGAGAGCAAGGACGCTCGCATGATCCGCCAGGCTGATGGGCTGGCTGACCGGCAACTGTGGGATGACAACCTTGCGGCATCCTTTATGCCGGGCTTTGTCACCATCGGCCCGCGCCGCCCTGAAGAAACAGATAACCGTATGCACCGCTTCCTCGGTCGCTACGGTCACGTTCGTAGCGATTAAGGAGCCACCGATGATTACACATGACCCGCTTATCACACCAAGCGAGCTGCAAGCTCGCGTCAAATCTCAGCCGATGCCGAGCCGCGAAGAGTTAATGGCCCGCAACAGCTTCGGCTCTGTGAATAACAACAAATACCTCAACCGCTGTCTGCGTCAAGGCGGTGCCGCATGAGCCGTCAAATCGAATTATCGGATGCTGCACTGGTATTCACTGATGCATCAACAGGACAGGGTTATATCCGAACTCTGAATGAGTGGGAGGCAAAACTGGTATCCGCTCAACTCGCAGCGCTGGACGATGGTGAGCTTAAAGCTATCCCTGTGCAGCCGGTAAAAATAAAACGCATGGGGCCCAACCATGAATAACATCAACGAACTGACGGCAAAACTGGAAGCCATCGCGCAACATGCGGAGCGCGGATGGCAAGAGGCTCATGAACAAGAGGCTCGTGCGGAAGCCGCAGAGAAGCGCATCGCTGAACTGGAAGCGCGCACAGTCACGCTGCCCCGCCCTGTTTGCACTTACGCAGACCATAGTTATCCAGCATATAGCGAGAAGCAGGTTGTAGACCTGCTTGAGTCGCTGGGCATCAATTTTGAGACAGGGGGTGAGTAGTGGCTAATCCGTCAGCAGTATGGAACATCACACTTCACACTGAGTGTCCGAAGTGCGACGAATACTTCGACATCATCAGCGCGCAGGATGATTTTTGGGTGGATGCGCGCTTTGGGTGCTGTGAGCGTGACACGCCAGCAACGACAGGGGTTGAAGTTGAGTGCCCGGAATGTGGGCACGAATTCAAAGTCGATTTCGAGTATTGAGACAGGGGGTGAAGCGTGAGCGAAATAAGCAAAGAGCGTGCGCAAGAAATTTTCCTGGGCAATGGCCCGGAGCCGACTGTGCAAGAAGAAAGGGCGCTGGCGCGTATAGCGCTGGACTGGCTTGCGCTGCGGGAAATACTCGACGGCGTGCCGCAAGAGGCGATTGACGGCGGCTGGACTGCGCGAGGTTTGAGTGATTACGCAAAACAGCTCGAAACCGAGTTGGCAGCGCTGCGGGAGCGTGCGGAGCCTGTTGCCTGGTTGGTTTGCGGTAGCAAAACCTTCAAAGACAGAACAGCTTCCACCCGAGAAGTAGCAGAGCAGGCCGTAAAAGACCGGAATGATGGCTCTTGCATTAAGCCGCTCTACGCCGCACCGCCCGCGCCGGTTGTGCCTATGCAGCCGCTGGTTATTGATGCCAAGGGAACGCTTCGATTTAAAGAAAACCCTATCGTCAGGAAGTTACTGGATTACTCCACTGTCCACGGTTATGGACTCAACGAGATGGCGCTGGAAAAGTTCGATGCAGAAGATAGGATGCAGTTGGCCCAGCTTATCGGCTATAGCCTGTCGGGGTACGGCGATCTGTCTTACGTAACGGATGAGTCTTATGCTCGCGCCGCCATGCTCGCAGCGCCGGGCAAGGATGGGTGATGATGGGTGAGTGGCTTTTAATTTTAACTCTCATTGGCCCTACGGGGGTTTCTATTCAGAAGGCAAACTTTGCAACTGAGGAGGCGTGTTTAAAGGCTGCCAAGGCATGGAATGATGATGTCAAAAAAATAACTCGTGACACCTATCAAACTTGCGTTAAGACTTCAGGAGTTGGAAGTAATGGCTAAATCCGCAGCAGAGCGCAAAGCAGCTCTTACACAACCTTTTCAATTCTCTGCTGCATAAATGACCTTCCCACTGTTTATCATACCCTCTCAAACAGCGAGGAGTTCATTAATATGATTTGTCCAAAATGTGGTTCTACTGCAATTTCCAAAGAGACAACAATGCGTGGTTGGTCTGGAGATTATGTTTGCGTTCCGTGTGGTTACAACGATGCGAAATCAGGTTTCGATAAGGGGCAGGAAAAGACTAGCAAGCCTGTTAAGTGGACACTTAAAGAAAAGCAGTAAGGCCAAGAATTGACAGCCCGCCAACCTCAATTTACTGTATATAAATACAGTTATTTTGGGTGTGTCATGAGCAAAGACTCGGACTACTTAATCATCTATCGCGGCGAGATACATCACCGCATTACGCCCGGGCGATGGGTGCTCATTCAGCGTGCAAAGGAGTACGGCGGCGGGTGGTGGCTGGGGAAGGCCTACGATGATGTGTTTATGCTGGAGTTCGAGAAGCCAAGTTCTATGGCTGTGGCAACTGAGTACATCATGTCGCATGGAAGGATGCAGACATTCCCGCCGTGGGAGGATGAATTTAAGCTAACGCCTTGACGACCTGATGACCAGTAGAAAGGCCACATCCAGAGGCAGGTTGTATAATATGTCAAGGAGGATTATATGCCTGAGTCAAATTTTAATAAGGAAAAGCCAGTTGCTGTTAGCTATAGGATAATTAAAGGCTTAAGTTCATGTGAACGATGCAAAAAGATTAGGCTGGAATGCAGACGGATACACATGTCTGATGGCTCTAAAATGGTTGCATGCAAAGACTGCATGGGTGGAAAAGCCATCACAGGCAAGAGGCGAAAAAAATTTCATGCAAATGTAATTCCTAGTGCTTTTGAATCTTCACGCAGGAAACATTAACTCATAAACAATATAAAAACCTCGCTTAGCGGGGTTTTTTTACGCCTGGAGATAATCGAATGAATGAAGTGATTCAGCTTGTCCCCAACAAATGGGTATCCGAAGAAGTGTTGATGGCGATCACCGGACTGACGAAAAACGCCATCAAATCAGCGCGAGAGAAGTCATGGATGGAGGGCAAGGAGTACCGGCACTACTCAGGCGACCTTCAGCCGAAGGACAACTCACCTATCCTCTACAACCGGCACGAAGTGGATGCGTGGGTTGAGCGTCAACGTCCAGCGATTCCCCGCCAGAAATCTGCTTAAATACCCTTCCCCATTAACTGACGAGGAATCGTTATGACCAAGTATCCAACAGGAGTGGAGAATCACGGCGGAACACTGCGGATATGGTTCATCTACAAGGGAGCCAGGGTAAGGGAAAACCTCGGCGTTCCCGATACACCGAAAAACAGGAAGATGGCAGGTGAGCTAAGAACTTCAATAGGCTATGAGATAAAAACCGGCACGTTTAACTATGCTTCCCGCTTCCCGTCGTCGCCGAATTTAAAGCGATTCGGATTTGTGAGGCAGGGTGTGACGCTGGGCGAGCTTGCTGCGCGATGGCTGGAACTTAAGAAAATGGAGATAACAAAAAATGCTCATCTTAGATACGTATCATACATAACCATCGCTACAGATATTCTTGGGGCATCACGTACTGTTTCCAGCCTTAATAATGAGGACATGCTTAGACTAAGAAAGGAGTTGCTTACAGGAAACCAAATTGTCAGCAACCACCAAAAGTCACGCCTTTCCAAAAAGGGAAGAACAGTGAGGACTGTAAACGTCTATATGTCAACGATGGGCAGCATGATGAGGTTTGCGGAGCTTAATGGCTACATAGATAAATCGCCAATGACAGGTATTGATCCACTCAGAAAGAGCAGGTCCGAACCGGAGCCACTTACGAAGGATGAGTATGAGCGTCTACTGATGGCTTGCCCTTCCGAGCAAATAAAGAACCTGTGGATTCTGGCAATCAATACCGGTATGCGGCACGGAGAAATATGCGCCCTAGCCTGGGAAGATATCGACATGGTCAACTGGACAATAACGGTGTCGAGGAATATGGCAATTAAGGATCACTTTACGCCGCCTAAAACGGATTCAGGCAATAGGGTGATAAACCTGACTCTTCCGGCGATAGAGGCTCTAAAAAGCCAAATGGCATACACAAGGATGGGCAAGCAGCACCACATAGAAGTTAATTTGAGGGAATTTGGCAGGACACGGATGGACTTATGCACATTCGTATTTGTGCCGCGGCTAACAGCAAGAAACGGGAAAGGTGGTGACTGGTATGCACCTGGCTCTTTCGGTGCCACCTGGAATGAAATTTTGAAGCGCGCGAAAATTAAGCACAGGAAGGCGTATGAGTCTCGACACACATACGCTTGCTGGGCATTAAGTGCCGGGGCCAACCCTAACTTCATAGCATCTCAGATGGGTCACAATTCAGCGCAGATGGTTTACAGCGTTTACGGGAAATGGATGAACGATAACAATGTGGATCAAATGAGCATACTGAACGCTAATTTTGGAGGAAATGCCCCACAGATGCCCCAGGCAGTAAATCAGAAGTAACAAATCCCTTTCATATCAACGCCTCAATCTGCCCAATCCGGTTTGTTTAAAATATGGTCTTGCCAGTCGCGCACTTCGGATTCTTTAACGGCAATATGACGCACCGAAATACGCTCGGCGTGCATCGCGGCTTTTGAGCCGGTGCGCAGCGGATGCCACAGCGGCAGGTTTTTCCCTTCGGCCAGCAGCCGATACGCGCAGGTCGGCGGTAGCCACTCGAAGGTTGGCAGGTTTTCACGCGTCAGCTTGATGCAGTCCGGCTCATACTCGAAGCGCCGTTCATAGTTACGGCACTGACAGGTTTTGATATTCAGCTGACGGCAGGCGACGTTGGTGAAATAAATTTCGTCGGTGTCTTCATCCATCAGCTTATGCAGGCAGCACTGACCGCACCCGTCGCAGAGCGATTCCCACTCGGCGTCACTCATCTCATCCAGGGTTTTACGCTGCCAGAAAGGCGTTTCGGTCAT